GGAGGGGGATACCCGTACCCCACCACATATAGGGGAGGGCCACACACTATTCATTTGTTCACCAGGGTTCCACCAGTTTTTTATCCATAAAAAAACCACCCCTTTCGGAGTGGTCTTGTTTGTAAGTGGGGGAAACTTACTTTCTAATCTTGTACCCTTGACCATTTATTGTTATCCTTTTAAGGTTAGTCAATTTTGGGGTTAGGACTTCTACCTTTCTTTCTTGTTCTTGGTTTGAGTAGTTGTCATAGTAGGTTATCCACTTGTCGAACATTGACTTGTCTAACTGATTACCATTGTGTCGGTAAATTGTTTCACTTGGTTTAACTTCCTTAAATTGTTCTACCATAATGTAAAGGATAGTTTCAGTTTCAATGTCGGTTAGAATACATTTACTGATATGTTTCTTCCCTTTTAAGACACCCAATTCGTGTTCCCCTTCAATACCTTCCTTTGTTCTATTTCCATCGTTTCTACCCTTGTAATTGAAAACGGGTAAGTAAGTTTTAGTAGTTTCCTTTGTTACTTCTTTCCAATAAGGATTGATAGTTCCGTCTACCTTTGATTTCTTTACCCAATTAGTGAAAGGAGTTTCCATTGTGAAATTAACGAACGGAGGTACTAACTTTGTTTCTACTTCGTTGATAACGATTTGTACTAATTCATTTACTGATACTTCGATGTCTTGTACTTTTGTTGTTGTCTTGTTCATAACTTGTTTTTTTTAATTGTTTTGTAAAAGTATAAAAGTTTTTTTGTTCCACCAAAAATAAGTTAAGTTTTTTTTATTTTTTTTTTCTTCCCTTATTTCTTTTACAAATGTATAATGTATTTTTCATTCCACCAAATATTATTTCATTTATTTTAAAAAATAATTCTTCCCTGGGGACTGGGAAAACCTGGGACGGATCCGAATATTGTTTGGCTCCTACCATAATTTTCGTATTTACCCCCAAAGCCAATCATAATGTATTTTCGTCCAGGTTCACCACCAGTTTCTCGACTCAAAAAAATAATTAAAAAAAAGTGTGAATAAATTTGTGTATAATGAAATTAGTTGTATATTTGTAATGAACAATTAAAACAAATAGATATGAACACATTTTATGGTAAATCAGTAAACACAATGACATTCGGTGAATTAACATTGTTATCAGTAGACATTCAATTAATGTCCTTTGACAAAGTGGGTAACATTCCTACTAATGTAATCGAACAATCCTTACTAATCCGTGAGGGGTTAATGTTTAAATGTATGAACGATGGTGGTGACTATTCTCGTGATAGATTCATCAACGACTTCAACGGAACTCAACCAATGGAAATTGAGGGAGGTTATTCGGACTTCATCGAAATTACTAACTACCTAAACTAATACCACAATGATTGAGAACTTAAAACAATTCGTTAGAGATTCAATTAAATCCCACCCACAACACAAAGACGAAATTATGGAACTATACCACTTGTGTTGGAGTGAAATCGAAGAGGGTGGTTCAATGGAAAACGAAATCAACCTTTGTATTCGAGATATTGAGGAACTCATCGAAAGTTAGTAATACAAACCCTATCAGAAATGGTAGGGTTTTTTTTTGTCCAAGAAGATTTGAATCCTGGTTCACTGGTAAATGTTCTTTGGCTTTCGGTATTACAAAAAAACTTTAAAATAAATTTGGTGTGACTGGGAAAACTTCAGATGTTTGGAAATGATCACAATGATGTTTGGCTCTGTCGGTAATACGTGGGTAAAGCCAAACAAATTAGTCCAGAACCAGGTGATTCACGGGTGAAAAAAAACTTTAAAATAATTTAAATAAAATTTGGTAGAATGGTAATACATTTATATCTTCGATTAAAATTAAAGAAATGAAACATTTAGAAAAAGTTAAAAAGGAATTAACTAAAAGTGGTGTCGATTGGGAATTAGGTAGTAATACGGGTTGGAGTGAAAACTCCTTAACCTTTGACGGAGGGTATTGTAAAATTCTACTCTATGTTGAACAAGATGGTGATGGTTTTTTGTTGTTAATTTATCACGACCTATTTGAAGAAGGTGAATACTCACCACTTTTTGACAAAACGAATGAAGAGACTACAACAAGTTATCGTGGTACAAGTACATCGGTTAGAAGTATGTTACTTGACTTGGACTTACTTGATTAAAGTTGTAAATCTTAAACACGACCACTTCGAAAGGAGTGGTTTTTTTATGTCCAAAAAGTTCTGGTTCCTGGTTCACTGGAAATTAATGATTGGCTTTGGCCAAACAAATTACATCAGGGATCATTTCCTTCCCAGGAAAAAAATAATTAAAAAAAAAATAAAATAATTTTGTGTATAATAAAAATAGTTGTATATTTGTATCGAACATTAAAACAAAGTAATTATGTACAATTTATTAAACGATTTTATGGTATCACCTTTACACATTAAAGGGTTACTAATTTTATGGGGAGTATGTGTAGTATTATTCTATTCCTCTTTTGTCTACATTATGGGTAACATATTTTTTAACACCCTTAAAAAATTAATGTAATGACTAACAAGACAATTTTTGAAGTTTGTTTTCCATTATTGGAAAGAGAGTTCAACCTTAACGAAACAATGGAAGTGTTAACCTATAACAAGTCTATCTATTGGAGTTGGGGAGTTAGTAAAAGACAAAACCTAAATGATAAAGGTCTACTATTAGATGTGAGTGGAAATCATCATAAGGGAAGTGTGTTAATCACTTTGGGTTGGAACGACACCTATTGTGTGTATATCATCAACAATCGTGGTAAGATACTAAACGAATACAAGGAAGTTTATTTCGATGTGTTAACCGAAGTAATTGACAATCGAATTGAAAGGATAAAAGATTATGTTTTATAGTTGTGTGGTTCATTTTTAGTTTTTAATCCCTCATCATTTTTTGGTGGGGGATTTTTTTTGATAGACCATCCTGGAATACGGTGCACTGGTGGATATTGTTTGGCTTTGGCAATATGCAGTTACAGGCCAATCACTTTTCTCCTGGGACCGTGATCTGGGTCGATGAAAAAATAATTAAAAAAAAGTAAAATAAATTTGTATAATAAAAATATTGTTATATCTTTGTAGTGAACAAAAACTTAAAACGGGAACAGGGAAAAATCTGAACACAAATTATTATGAAAAATGTAATCGTAATTGACCAAAACGAAAAGAAATTTAAATTAGTGAAATTCTCAGGTAAACACAATGATATCTACGACTTGGTAGGTAAAGGAGTAACAACCTTAGATGACCTTGTTGTTGGGAATCCATCAATCGGAACTTATCACGTACTATTTGACAAAAACCAAATTAAAGGAATCACTCCTAATAAAATTACAATTGGTGGACATCCGATTGAGGGTAATGTTGTAATTTGTTCTATGACCGACGATATGTCAGAGTTCAAAAATGTTACCGAATCAGATATGGAACATTTCCAAAACGTTTTTAAATTCAATTAATTCTTTTTTTCTTTTTTTAACCCTCATCAGAAATGGTGGGGGTTTTTTATTTCCCGACCATCCTGGTTCACCTGAGTCTGGGGAAAATTGTTTGGCTTGCGCAAGGGCCAAAGACATTTCTCCCAGGGACGGTGATCATCCCAGTAAAAAAATAATTCATTTAATGTTTGGTGTAATCGAATTAATGTTATATCTTTGTGGACACAAACAATAAAACTATTAGTTATGAATCAAGAAGAAAAAAAATTAAGAGTAAAGTTAAGTACATTTCAAACTAACTTAACATTTAATGAATGGGTGGAAAAATACAAAGTGAGTAGTGGTTATCAAGAACCTACCAAGTATTTTCAAGGGAACCCAAGTAGTGGATATGTTCCATTAGAAGTTTCAATCAGTCCTTTTGAAAGATTGATGAACTTTTTTTCCCAAATAGACAAGTAGTTCCTTTATTTTTTTAATTGTTCAGAACGACCTCAACATCACAAGTGTTGGGGTTTTTCGTTTTTAAGGAGTATTGGTCTGAAGAAGATTTACTGGAAGGTGAATGTAATAATGTGTGGCTTTGGCCAATCATTATCACGGATGCAGAAAATCCTGCTTTTGGGGCAAAGCCAATCATTGTTTAGAATACCAGGACAGGTGGATCATTTCTCTTATTTAGAATAAAAATAAATTAAAAAAAAGTTGAAAATAAATTAAATAAAATTAGGTGGAATGAAATTTTAGTTATACATTTGTAATGAACAATAAAACAAAAAGAAATGGACACTATCACATTAAGAAAATTGACATTAAAAAGTAAATGGGAATTCACTGAAAAGTACAGAGGTTGGACTATTGAACAAGTTATGAAATTTCACCCTTCATCAGTTTGGTGGTCTTATTGTAAGTTAGAGAAAATCACTTATACTGACGACATCCTTAACGAGTTGAAAGAAAAATTCAAAGGTGGGTTTGAAGAAATCTCAAAACCAGGAATTGACAAATCTCAAATTGATAACTACTTTGAGGGGTTTACTTACCAATCAAAAAGTTATTCGGAGTTGTTAAAGATTATTCGTTTCAAAAAAATGAATGGACAAGAAGTATCTATCTCACTTATGGAGGAGTATAGAAAAAAGAGAAGTGAAAGAATGAATGTACCAAAGGACAAACGAGTGTATTCAAAATTAAGTTTACAAGGTATTAATCAAGGACATTTAAAAACCTCAATCTAATATGACACTAACCAAACACACCGAACTAATCGGAAAGAGAATCAAAATGATTAAAATGGATGACCCTTACCCTATACCTCCTGGAACGGAGGGGGTAATACGTGACGTAGATGACTTGAATCAATACGTTGTGTTGTGGGATAACGGAGGGATACTATCCGTAATACCCGAAGTAGATGAATTTGAAATTATTGACTAACCTTAAATCAGTATTACAATGAAAGAGTTTTTTGGAATGTTTAAAGAGTTGTACTTTGGTACGATTGATATGTGGAAGAATGACCGAAGAGAATTTTGGGAAGTGTATTTAGGTATTACACTAATAGTTATTATCTTTTGGTTTTGTTTTTGGGTTCTCATACCCATAGTCGGAAATTAGTTTTAGACCCTCGTAGTAATACGGGGGTTTTTTATTTCTTTCCATCCTGGTTCACCTGAGTCTGTGAAATGTTGTTTGGCTTTACAACACAGATGTAACCTTACGATCATCCCAGAAAGATGTTTGGCTTTAAGGTATTACACATCAGAGCCAATCATTATCCGACTGGCAGATCACATCTCCAGGACGGGAAAAATAATTTAAAAAAAACATAAAATAATTTTGATTGTAATGGTAATAGTGTTATATTTGTGTATTATAAAACTAAAAAAATAAAATTATGGGACAATTTAGTTGGATTACACAAGACACTGGGAGGTCAATCTCCTCAATCACACCTTTCCAAGTTACGATGACTGATAACGAAGGAAACAAGTGGACGGAGAACAATTACGAGGGTTACGGAGAATTTGGTGGTAAGGACTTCTACGAACTACTTTCCGAAATGAATGGTGGTAACGGAGACCGAATACACGGAATCGACTTATCATTTAGTGACGAACCACACATCTCACCGAACTTAAACGAAGACCCGACAATAGAGTGGAAAGATGAGAACCCCGAAACTTGTCCGAATCAAGGTTGGGTGGAGTACGATGAGAATGGGAATGAAGTCACCGATGACGAAGAAGATGGGGAAGATGACTGGTAGAGATTTTGAAAGACCACTCCGAAAGGGGTGGTTTTTTTATTTACCCAAAGACCATCCTGGTTCACCTGAGCCTGGAGAATGTTGTTTGGCTTTGATTGGTATTACACCGTGGAGGCCAAAGACTATTCCCCGATGGGGCCTGAACCAGGATGGAAAAATAATTTAAAAAAAAAGATTAAATAATTTGTTTGTATGTAAAAAATGTATATCTTTATACCGAACAAAAAACAAATTACAATGGAAAACACATTAGACATCAAAACAAAGAAGTTACAATTCGGTAATGGTAACGAAGTAAGTGGTTGGTTTAAAACCACTGACGGAGAAAGAACTAATTTCAAAATCAACAATGACGGAGAAGTTGAACACACGGGTACGGAGATTCACCCTTTCATACTTGGTCTTTACGAAATGTTATTCTCAATCGAATAAAATTAGGAACCCTTTACGAAAGTAAGGGGTTTTTTATTTCAAGAAGATATTGGTGAAGATCTGGATTATGAATAATGTGTGGCTTTACGAGCCAATCATTATCACGGAAGGAGATTCTGGTCTATCCAGAAAATAGACTCAAGAAAATATTTTAATTATTTTTAAATAAAGTTTGGTGGAATGAAAACTTTATTATATCTTTGAGGTATGAAAAATAAAGAAAAAACCCAAGAAATTATCAGTAACGAGATTAACGAAAGGTTATCCCAACTGATAGAAGAAATGTCAACGAATGAATTTGTTGACTTGATTTGTGACAAAGTCTATACTGAAACTGGTGTTGACTACACCGATGAACAGAGAGAAGAAATTCAATCTCAAATCGGGGAACAAGTTTTTCCATTGTTGATGAAGATAATGGAACACATATCGGGAATACCACTCCCCACAAGTAACTAACTAAAACTAAGTCCACTCCAAAAGAGTGGATTTTTTTTTGACCACGACTTTTCCTGGAAGACGAAGATCTGGATTTGGAATTTTGTTTGGCTTTAAGGGCCAAAGATTATTAACCAGAACCAGGTGATCCCCACAAAAATTAATAAAAAAAACTTTAAAATAATTTAAATAATATTTGGTGGAATGGAATTAATGTTATATCTTTGTTGAAACAAAAACAAATAATATTATGGAACACGTTAATGAAACAAGAAAGGGTAACTACATTACAAGAACGTATTACGATGAAAGTCCAGACAATCCAAGACATTGGGATAACCTAACTACAATGTTATGTTTTCATAACAGATATAGTTTAGGTGACAAGAATCATTATAAGTCCGATATATTCGGAGGTTGGGAAGATATGAAGACTAAACTTGTTGATACGGAAGACGTACACACGATTTTACCTTTGTACCTATACGACCATAGTGGAATTACTATTAGTACAAGTCCGTTCGGTTGTGATTGGGATAGTGGTCAAGTTGGTTGGATATTCATTACTAACCAAACAATTAAGGAAGAAGGTATTGATGAAAGTAAAGTTGAGGAGTACCTTAAAAGTGACGTTGAGACCTACGACCAGTTTATACGAGGTGAAGTTTATGGATATAGAGTTTTCAAAGTAACTGAATGTTCATTAGGTCACCAACACAAAGAAGAGTTGGATAGTTGTTGGGGACATTACGGGGAAGACGAGTGTATGAAAGAAGGAGTTAGTATTATGGAATACCACATAAAAGAAGAAGTAGTTGTGTAGTAATACATAGGTTGATAAGGTGAAAGGGGGTGAACGAAAGTTCATCCCTTTTTTTATTACCAAGAACCAGATCCACCTGTCCCGGGATTATGGATAATGTTTGGCTTCGGTTGTCATACATTTAAAGCCAAAGATTATTTCCCATCCAGATCCTGGTCTATCCAGAAATAGACTCAAAAAATAATTTAAAAAAAACTAAATAAAATTTGGTGAAATAAAATAGTTGTTATATCTTTGAGTTCTAAAATTAAAATTTATGTTATTACCAAAGTATGAAGAAGTACCAGTTAAGTGTATCAAAGTAAGTTTCAAAGAAGACAAGTTCTATCACATTTTCTTACAAGATGAAACCGATGTTAGTAGTTGTATGTCTATAACTGATGATATGGGTTTACCAGTTGACTTTAATGAATGGGACAATATCCTAATGTTTTTAAAATTTCAAACGAATTAATTTAGTAACCTTACTCATTTATGGAAACCCTCGGGATTATATCTCGGGGGTTTTTTGTTTCCTGGATTCACAGTGGGACGGATCTGGTTCAGGTGAAAAATGTTTGGCTCGTAACACTGCAGGATTCAAGCCAAACATTATGTCCCAGCTCCGAGCACAATGATCATTGTCCCGTAAAAAATAATTTAAAAAATATTATAAATAAATTTGTGTGATATAAAATATTGTATTATCTTTGTGGAACAAATAACAACAAGTACTATGAGAGATCAAGATTCAAGAGTAGTAGAAATACTAAACAAGACAAATTTAAACTGGAACGTGAAGTCCGAAAAGGTTACCACGGAGTCTGGGATTTTATTAGATGGATATTCGGCATTAGTTCGTGAAGACACGAATGTACCATTATCAGTACGTAGTGAGTCGTATTACCCATATCAAAACTATGAGTTGGTTGAGTTGTTAGACCGTGTATCGGGATTAACTGGTTTGTCCATTCATAAAGGTGGTTTCTTTGGCGAAGGCCAAAAGGTATTCATTCAGTTGAAGTCGAATAACTTAAGAATAGGTAACGACCGAGTTGAAGGGTTCCTAACTGGAATCAACAGCTTCGATGGTACAACATCTTTGGCCTTTGGCCCAAGTAATATTACTATCAGTTGCCAAAACAAATTCTTTGCTGCATTCCGTGAAATGCAATCCAAGGTTAGACACACTAAGAATATGGTGGTGAAGATTGATGAGATTTGCAAAAGGCTTGAAGGTGTGTTGGATGAGGAGAAGATTGTATTCGATAATATCCTTAAGCTGAGCGAAACGAGGTTCGACGATATCATTAAGGATAGAGTTACACGTGAACTATTCGGCATCAACAAAGATGTGGACTTAAAGGATATGGATGCTATCAGTGGCGTAACACGCAATAAGCTGAGCCGTTTCTATGTGGATTTAAATGGTGAGTTGCAAGGTAAGGGTGATAACCTATGGGGACTATTCTCTGGTATTACAAAATACACCACACATAGCCTTAGCAAAAACGATAACACGGAGGCCAAAATGTTTGGCGTGTATGGTAAGAGAGAATTAAGCATATTCAACAAGCTGACTGAGCTTGTATAACATATTAGGTTGGGAGAGGAATATTTAAAACACTCTGTTGTCATAGAGTGTGAAGAGTAAGAATAGTATACGAATGGAATCCCAAGACAATGCCCAAGTTGCGTTTTCGCATTCGTATTACGAGTAAGGTGGTTCCTTGAAAAGCATAACACCTATTCTTATTAAAGACTGACATAGTGGAAAGACATTAAGGGGTCAAAGTGTAGAAAACCTTTCGGAGTAGTCAACCGAAAGGTTTTTTTATGCCTGGAAGATTCTCCGGCACAGTGGCACTGGTAAATTATGTTTGGCTCGAATAATGGTTTTGTTTAACGATTAGTTCTGAAGGTTAAACAATCCATAAACATTATGTTTGGCCAAGCCAATCATTATTGTCCAGGTGATCCCTGAACCAGGATGAAAAAAAAAATAAAAAAAACTAAATAATATTTGGTGAAATAAAATATTCGTTATATCTTTGAGGAAACAAAAAAGAAAAATATGGACTACAAAATTTTAACATCAAGTAATTCACACACATTAACTGAAAATGTGAGGTTATTAATTAGTGAGGGATGGGAACCAGTAGGTTCACACCAAGTGGTTATCACACATTCACAAAATAGATTTAGAGGTACACAACAAATGGATACCTTACACGAAACTGAATATTCTCAAACCTTAATAAAAAGAAACTAAGATGATAAAGTCAATCGAAGAAAAACAAATACAAATCGAAATCGATTTAACTGGACCAGATGGAAATGTATTTTACCTAATCGCTCAAGGTGGTAGGTTTTGTAAACAATTAGGTTTGAACTCGGAGGTATTCACTCGTCGAATGATGAGTGGTGATTACGAAAATGCGATAAGTGTATTCGAGGAATATTTTGGTCACATTGTAACATTATATAGATAATGGATAATTTTTTAAAACCTTATATGGTAGGGGACAACCCCCAAGTAAAAGAATCAATCATCGGGACACTTTCGGTGATTGATGTTAAGTGGAACTACGAATTCATTGGTGGTAAACCAGAACGAATGAAAGTTATCTATCGAATAAAAAAGATGGGTTATGTACACATTAACGGATTATATGTAAAAACAATTAAATAACATTTGGTGAAATAATATATTTGTTATATCTTTGTACCGAACTAAAAAAAATTAATTATGACCAGATTTGAAGTATTAAGTCCAGACGGGTTTACGATTGAGTTCGATAAGCCGTATTACACATCAAAAGAAAAGGCGTTTGAAGCTTTTGATAAGTGGAAAGAACGATATAAGACACAGGGGTATTATAGTTCTAACCAATATGGTAGAATACCTTTGGACGATTTAGAAGATTATGTGAGTGTTCGTGAACTTTAAAAAAATATAAAGATGAGTACATTTGATTTTTATATAGACACAAAGGTTACGACCTGGTATCGTACACCATTTGAGATTGAAGCTGATTCAATAGAAGAAGCTCGTAAGTTAGCTATCGCTTTCCGTGAGAGAGGTGATAATACTGAATTATCGTGGGAACAAATTGATGACACCATTGAGGGTATGACTCCTGGTGATAATCAAGGACAACCTACGGAAGAGTTGTATGACGAGGGTGGTAATATAATTTGGGATAACCTTGAAGTCAAATAGTGTTGACATTATAAAATAGATAATGTATATTTTATAAATTTGTGTTCATAATTTGTGTTTGAAGTGTTCAAAAGGGAGTGGTAGAAATATCATTCCCTTTTTTTATGCTCAAGAAGATCTGGGCACAGTGGCACAGGAGAGATAATGTTTGGCTTTACCTTCCGACGCTGTGGGCCCTGAAGTGAATTTGTTTGGCCGAGCCAATCATTATTCGACTGGCTGATCACCAGTTACCGGTATTTCCCAGGAAAAAATAATTTAAAAAAAATTAAATAATATTTTGTGGAATGAATATTTCTTTTTACCTTTGTCAAGAACAAAAAAACAAAAAGATTATGTCAAATTTAAAAGAACAAGAAGTTAACACACACTGGACTAAGGTCGCTAAGAAAGTGTTAGAGGGAAAAACTATTGTAGAAGTTCGTTACCTCAATGATGAAGAAATGGAAATGATGGGTTGGTATAAAAGACCTGTATGTTTCCAGTTAAATGATGGTACAAATTGTATCTTATCAATGGACGACGAGGGTAATGATGGTGGGGTTTTATTTTACGGAACTAATGGAGTTCTACCCACATTATAACAACATATAAAAAAGTTTAAAAAAAAACTAAAATAAATTTGTTGGAATAAAAATAAAGTTATACCTTTGTTAAAACAATTTAAAAAAACTATTAATCCAAAACGGGGACAGGTTTCTGAACAAAATTTAAGTATGGGACACGTACAATTATTAGGTAAGAAAGTAAACGAAGTTTATTCTACCAAAGATTACAACAAGTTCAAATTTCGTGGTGACAATCGTATTGTTAAAGACTCACACGTAAGAGGTTTAGTCGAGAATATGAGAGAACGAGGTTGGGAGCCAGGTTCGTATGTAGTTATCAACGAAAAGGGTGAAGTCATTGATGGACAACACCGAGTGAAGGCGGCTATCCAAGTGGGTATTCCAGTTCACTACACCATTGAGAAAAAAGCGGGGTTTGAAACTATCCGTAACCTTAACCGAAACCAAAAGAATTGGGCTATTACTGACCACATTCACGGATTCGTTGAGGAGAACAATCCTCACTACATTAAGTTGAACAACTTTATTAAGGAGTACAAAGACCTTAAAGTTACTGAATGTATGATGTTATGTAAGAATTCATTTTCATCAGTTCCTCGTAATGAGTTTGAGAGTGGTAACTTTACTACTCGTGATATGACCAAGGCGAGATTATGGGGTGATTATATTATGTCACTTAAACCATTCTTTAAAGGTTACAATCGTTCAATCTTTGTAAGAGCTCTTGTTAAAGTATTATCAAAGAAACCAGAATTCAACTTTGATAAGTTCTTACACAAAGTTCAATTACGACCAAACTTAATTACTATGTGTGGTACGGTTGAACAATATGTCGCGATGATTGAGGAGTTATATAACTTCGGAAGTCGTGATAAAATCAATTTGAGATTCTAAGATTTGGGTTAATAGGTTGGTTAGTAAATTGGGTGGACTTCGGTTCACCCTTTTTATTTTGTAATACCTGGGAGAAATGATCTGGGTCGAAGGAACCTGTCGTATAATGTTTGGCCCACAATGTGAATAAATAAAAAAAAGTTTTGTAGTTATCAACATTTGTTGTATCTTTGCACCACGAAAAACAAACAACAGTATTATGATTAAGAAATTGTCGAAGAGTCAGATGTTGAGAATGTTTGACCACACCACTAAGTTGTATTCTAAAATACAATTGAGTGACAACAAGAAGTATTATGAGAAGTATGTTTCCAGGGACAAGGAGAACTGGGAATTAGTTGGTAAGTTAGAATCATTTAATGAAGTATTGTTGAGCCAACAAGAACTAATAGATAATAACTATAAGAACTTGTTTAACAAGATTATTTCGAGAAAAGACTAATAGTGTTTTTGGATTAGTAAGTTTTATTGTTCAGGAGACCTCACCAGAAATGGTGGGGTTTTTATTTGCCCATAACTGGCAATGATCTGCACAGCACAGTGAATTATGTTTGGCCATCGTAACTACTTGATTATCAATAAAAGTCTTGGGCCAATCATTATCGGGTGCTGTTGCCAGCGCAGATCGGCTGAAATCTGCGCAGCAATTTGGCTGAATTATGCGCAATTGGTGGCCAAACATTATTACCCAGGTGATCCCGGAACTTCACCGGTGAAAAAAACTTTAATTATTTTTAAATATTATTTGGTGGAATAAAAATTCTTTTATATCTTTGTACCGAACAAATAAAACAAATTATGATTTACAAAAACATCACACAAGCAAAGAAGTCTACAGGACTATCTTATTTAGGTATGGTTAACAACTCTACCAAACACGAAAAAGCGTACAAGTTCGATGAACTGGTATACACTCTATACTTAGCTCCCGCTAAAATGAGTGGGTACGAAGTTTGTCCGATGAGAACAAAGGAATGTACATTGTTATGTCTGAATGAATCAGGTCGTAATAAGATGGACACTCACAAAAACACGATTAACAATTCACGTATTAAAAAGACTAAATTGTTTTTCGAAGAACGTGAGTTTTTTATGAAGTGGTTAATCGATGATATTACCAACGCTAAAAAGAAGGCTAATGATCTGGGATATCACTTTAGTGTTCGTCTGAATAATACGTCCGATATCTCCCCCGAATCCTTTTACTTATCAATTGATGGGGTTAATAAAAACATCCTTGAAATATTTCCCGATGTTCAATTCTACGATTATACAAAAGTACCTAATCGAATGAGGTTGAAAATGAAATACCCTAACTACGATTTGACCTTTTCATTTAGTGGTAATAATATGGACGATTGTTTCAAAATGTTACAAAACAATATTAGGGTGGCGATGGTGTTCGATAAAGTTCCCACGTCTTACAATGGTTACGAAGTTATCGATGGTGACCAATACGATATGAGGTATAGGGATGAACCTAATGTGATAGTCGGTTTGAAGTTCAAACGTGTACGAAACAAACTGGATAAACAATATAAGTTCGTAATACAATAATACAAGAAACCCCGAAAGGGGTTTTTTTATGCTCTGAAGTTGCGCACAGTGGCGCTGTATACAATTTGTTTGGCCCGTAAGTAATACGGCCAATCATTATTTTCAGGTGCGTCTTCTGTGAAGGTAAGGGCCAAAGATTATTAGGGATGATCTGCGCCGTGCCCAGGAAAATAAAATAGTTTGAAAAAAAATAAAATATTATTTTGTGGAATGGAATATTTGTTATATCTTTGTACCGAACAAAAAACAAAAATACTATGAGTATCGAAATCAAATCAAACCAGTACATCCCCAGAAATGGGAGAAGTCTTGCAAGTGGAATGCCTGCTTGTGCAACTTATTACTACTTCGTTAATGAGAACGGAAAGGTATTAGATAAGAACACCTTAAAACCTTACAGAGGTAAGGAGATGACCAGGTACGCAATGTACTCCAAAGAAGGAGCTGAAAATTATTTAGAAAAAATTAAAAATAATTTGGTGAAATGAAATAATTGTTTTACCTTTGTAAACGAAATCAATTACTAATTAATAAATTCAAACAAAATGGGAACACGTTCAACCTACCGAGTTATCGAACAATGGACAGATGACAAAACCGGTAAAATCAAAAATGAAAATTTAGTTTTAGTGTATCTACAATATGATGGATACCCAACAGGTCATCCTATTGATACCGCTGAATGGTTATCAACTGGGACAGTAGTTAATGGATACGGTCCAGGAGAAGACAAGTTAGTTTTCAACGGAGCTGGCTGTTTAGCGGCACAACTCGTAGATAAAATGAAAACTGGAACTGGTGGATGTTATATTCAATCGTTAAAATCTCGTGGGAAGTCGTGGGAAGATTATCTGTATGACATTATTGTCAAAGAAGATAAATCTATCGAGTACGTTTGTTATGAGAATGGTAAACGACCAAAAGAACTATTTCGTGGTTCACCTGTGAACTTCGTAAAAAAATATCAAAAAGAAGATGTCGAAGCTTAATAAAGTAAGATTTAACCTTTCACGTGGTGAGAACTATATGAAATGGAAAGTAATGTATAACGACGGCAGGGTGGATTATCACCATCCTGCCGAAGTTCAAATCAATATGTTTGGCTGTACTCTATCTAATAGTAGAAAGACGGCTGAAAAGATCTTTACTGGTGAAACTACCAAAGTGGTGTGTGCTTATATTAAGTGTGAAGATGTCCAGGTTATCACTAACAACTTCAAAACTGAAAGTAATACACAGATTAGATACAACCCAAGAGAGTTACCATTCTGGAATATAGATGGTAAGGATGTAGATGGAAGTTACCACAAAGAACTTTTTACAATAGACTACAAAGTTTTTTTAAAATAATTTTGTGGATTAGAATAATTGTTATACCTTTGTAAAAGAAATCAAATTTAATTTAAAAATCGGGGACAGGGAACTGAACAACAATTACTATGGGACTAGATATGTATTTGTCGAAAAAAACTTATGTTAAACAATGGTCACACATTGAACCAGAGAAACAATTTCAAGTAGAAGTTAAACGTGGTGGTGAACCAGTGAAAAGTATTAAACCAGAACGTGTGTCATACGTGACAGAACAAGTAGGGTATTGGAGAAAGTTCAACGCTTTACACAACTGGTTTGTACAGAATTGTCAAGATGGTCGAGATGAGTGTCAAGAGAGTTATGTAGACCGAGAGAAGTTAGAGGAGTTACTTACAACCCTTACAGAGGTTAAGAACATTTTAGAAACTTCACCAAAGAAAAAAGTACAGGTAGAGAATGGTTGGTCTAATGGTGAGAAGACTTTTGTTGAGATTGAAGTCATTGAGGATAGTGATAAGTTAGAGGAGTTGTTTCCGACTTCATCTGGGTTCTTCTTCGGTGGAACTGAATATGATGAGTATTACCAAGAACAGGTTAATGAAACAATCGAAATGATTACCGACCTGTTAAAAGAAGAAGATGGTGATTACTATTACCAGTCATCTTGGTAAAATAATAATATAATGGGGATACCATTTGGAAAAGTGGTGTCCCTTTTATATCTTTGTACAACTTAAAACTATTATACTATGCCAAACTGGTGTTCAAATTCTATCGTCATTGAAGGTGACAAGGATAAAATCAAAAAGATTAAGAGAGTATTACAATCGAGGGATACAACAAATACCAATACTGGAGTCTTTCAAGTTCTTGTTGGTAGAGATGAAAACTTGAGTGAAGCTCAGTTTCAGAATGGAGCTTGGTACGAACACAACATTGATAGGTTCGGATGTAAATGGGATGTGGATTACGACGAGTCCAACATTGATGTCGATAGTGATGATTGTATTACTATGTCACCACAGACAGCTTGGTCACCACCCGAAGGATTCTGTAGACTCCTATCACAACAATATGGTGTGAGAGTTACTTTAGAATACTCGGAGCCAGGTTGTGACTTCGCAGGTAAGTTAGTCATTCACCCTGATGGACAGGAGGAGAGTGAACAATATGAGTACCTCGAAGGGTTATACTTCATTGATGAAGACTTATTCTGGATGGAGGTTAGAAACAATTTGGAGTATGAGTTCGACGAAGAACCGAGAGAGGTAGAAGAATGGTTAAAAGATTTTGAGTTTGTAAGTATGAATCATAAATCAGAACTGGTGGATTTATACAATGAAGTCAAAGAAGAATATCAAGAATCAAATTAAAATAACGGGAGTCGATGAATAATCATTGGCTCCCACATATAAACACTAAATAAAAAAACAAGCAATGGGAAGATTTAATCAAACAATCGACGGAGTATTCACTGATCTGGTAGAAGTAGGACAAATTCCAAGTTACGATAAGTTCGTGAACTATGGTAACGATATCAAACCAAGTAAGGAACTGAAGAAGTTCACGGGGGAATACAAGAACCTGGTAAAAGTGTTTGGCCCTACAGTGGAGAGATTAGCATCACTCGAGGAGATTATTATGCAGATGAGAGCAAAGGAAACGGTGGACGAAATCAAATTGTCTTTGGTTAGAGATTACTTATACGCTCGTTGTTCATTCTTCCGTCGTGGTAAGTTATCTAAGGACATCCGTGTTATCGTGGACAAAGCTGAATTCTGGGAAGTAAAGAATGTGGATGACCTTTTAAACAACAAGGACTTTATGGACAAAGCCGTTAGTAAGTTAACGAGAGCTATGGACACCGAGATTAAGAATAACATCTACGAGTATAACAAATCTCAAGAGTTAGAAAATACTAAAAAATAATTAGTATATTCGAAATATTTTAGTATCTTTACAACGAACAATAAAATTTACTACTATGTCCAAAATTAAACTGGGTAAGGAGGTTATGGTATCCGACCCTTGTTACACCGAACCTACTTGGTGTCAGCATAAACTTAAGAATGTATTACCAGGTGAGTACTCCGTGTACAACAAGTACTATGATGCGGGTGATTGGGGTCGACGAAACTCTATGTTAATTGCCATCCATCAGGATTATGAAATGGTGGACAATCTTAAATGGAAAAATACTGGGGCCGACATCGGTGTTGATTCAGGTCAGGCAGGAATATTTAACCACACGTATTACAGGAAAGACTCTTTATTCGAAAAGGAGGAATCCAATTTCCTTAAGGAGTTCCGTAACTACAATAGTGAGGAGGGTGATGTTTGGTATTCACATATGTGTGACCGTACACTTGGTGAGTCAGGTTGGGGACACTTCGACTACGGAGTGGTATCCAGATCTGGTTATGGGGATGGAAGCTATAGTTTGTATACAGCATCAGTGAATCGTAAAGTGGTTGGGATCTGTATAGACTTTAGCGTGGAACCTGATGGTTCAACAATTGAATTTGATTTCTACAAGAACCAGGCTGTTTAGTCCTGGTTCTTTTTACTAACTCCTAAATCCAAAACAAATGAAGAAGTTCCTATTCAACCTTAGATGGTTGTTCGATTTTTATGTAATCTATTTTACTTATAATCCAAGTAAGATTAAAAGGTACCACCAGTATATGACCAAGAAGTATGGTGACAAGTATGTGGATCTTTTCTCAGACGGGGACAGCAGTAACAAATAATGTTTGGCTATGAATGAACCAGAAATAACGCTCAGACCTTCACAGTGGATCAACTCAGGTTGGATATTGTTTGGCCTTGTGGGATTACCGTTTGTGATTCCCCTACTGATTGCCATATGGAAGATGATAGAGACATACTGCCACAGGTATGATTTCTATGAAGACCACATACTGGAGTCCAACGGTGTCTTCGATGTCACCAGGAATGAAATCCACTACTTCAGAATCAAGTCCATCCAAATAGAGGAACCATTCCTATACAGGGTGGTGGAGATATCAAACATCCATATCAAGACATCAGACCAGTTCAACCAGGAGGTAACCTTGAGAGCACTCCCTGTAGGTAAAACTCTGGTGACGGACCTAAGAAGGGTGGTGAAGTCAGAAAGAAAGGCTCACAGTGTGAGGGAGTTTGATATGTACGATTTATAATCGACAGTGTGACGGGAAGACGGATCACAAATAATGTTTGGCCTAATAAAAATATTTCTATGGGATTTGGAATTAACGGGAATTTTGTTTATATTAATACTATAAACAAATCACATTATGAAGAAGACAAACAGAACTGGTCGTGTATCACAGGTGACAACTTATGTTCCGATCGCAGACAACATCTACCACGATGGGTACTCTTATCGAGTACGAGTAAAAGTACAAGGGCAAACCGTAAGCAAGAACTTCTCAAACAAGAGAAAGGCAATTGCATTCCGCAACGAGTTGCAGAAGGGTTAATCAAAATACTTCCCAAAGAGGTCAAGGTCTGGGTGTGCAAACGTCTGGACCTTTTTTATTTCCCGTCAGTGTAAGACGACCCAGATCATACAAATAATGTTTGGCTTTAAATTTTATTAAATATTTATTGGGTATATGAAGAAACTATTGTACCTTGTTGAGGAGAACGTATTGTTAATGAAGAGACTTGAGAACTTGACCGTGTATGACGGTAATAGGTTCCACCTGACTATTACCTGGGAACAGGATGGTCCTAATATGCACGGTGTAATACTGGGTACCATAAAGGTGGACTCACCTCAGATATCTGTAGATCTAATCGACGGTCTGATGAAGACAGCAGCACAGTACTTGTATGACAACAACATCGACCCGACCGATAACATCACCTTCAGTGTCTCCAGGATATACATAATGTTTGGCCATAATAAGATTGACCTATTTGACTACATCCCCCACAACCTGAAGAAGGACCTCATCGGTGACACCCCAACTATAAAAGAAGTAGTTGATGGATTCTATAGTAATATCAATCCAGATCATCTACCCGACTTCAACAGTGATTATGATAAACACGTAGGTGTCAAAATCAAAAGATTACAGTCCGTCTTTAAAGTATTACAGAAGGGTACCTTTGAAGGTGAACCTTATAGACTTAAAGATAACCCTGAGATAGTAGTTAACTCTGACGACAAGAACTTCACCGTAGGTGGTAGAGTTGTTAGTCCAGACTTTAAACTATCCATTACAGGACAAATCGAATCTGGACCACAATCTGTGGAATTCAGAAACTTCCTTAGAGAGAAATTCAAAAAACTTGGTATAGACGATTCTAACTTCATTTAGTTGGAGTAGGGTTCGGGGCCAAACATTATTCGTATTACAATTGATGTTACAACATCTAATTTAGGGGTCAATAATGTTTGGCCCTTTTCTATTACGGGCCTCCCTTCGGTCGGCCCTTCATCCCGTATACTGGTGGACCGTAGGTCAGGAGGAACGACTGTATTACTTGTGCGGGGTCCTTCGGACCCCTTCAGGTTTTGTCTCCGACGGTGATGTATGACACCCCTTAATTATAATATTTTTAATAAACCGTAGGTTTCTTTAGAAGATTCATAATGGAACTACGTGGTTTGATTATGAAATTCACAAAGAATGGGGTATTACATTAGAGATATTATAATTCGGGATGAAGGGAGGGGATCTCGACAGAGTCCCCGACCGGAATAACGGTTATATCATTATATGAACGGGTATAACCTGTATATAATATTGTATAAAAGTATACTCGTTTTAAAAAAATATAAAAAATAGATCACGATTCACGAATGGGACACTTCCCGTCGAGTTAACACAGATGTGTATAAAAGTGGTAAAATGTGGGTGGTATATACTAGAACCCAAAAACCGGACATAAAGTCACATATTTGTGTATATAAAATGATCACGACAAAATGTCACTAAAAAAACCCCTGTTTTTGGGTATAAAAACGGGAATAAATTAGGGGTAAATTCCGTAACTGTAAAACCCATAATAGAACCTATTGTGTACGGTCGTGACTCCTGTCGGAGACCACGACCTTCAGGAAATTCTACTTCCTAATTAATACCTGGTGTGTAGGTCTCATAAACCAATATACTCCACCTATACTTTCAATCTCATACTTACTATAACCCAAATCTGACATTTGACTAGGTGACCATTCACTACAATGTAACTTAGGATTAAAGGGTAATAGTTTAGGAATAACATCAGATTCTCCCATAACATATTTGTTAATTAACCTATAGTCTACCGCATATATCTCACTACTTTTCATATCTTCACCCTTTACTATCTTCCAGTTCTTAGGGTTAGTAAAATCTTTATCCTGTAAGGAATCGTTATTCATTAATTTAAGAAACCTCTTATAGTGTATAGATTTAATTACCCACCAAGATTCACCATCATATGGAAATGTATTTACACATTTACTGTTATCGTATTTAAGATACTTTAGGAATACTACTTTACTATTACATATAGATTTTTAATGTTAAGGGTACAAAGATAGGGATAAATTAGAATATACCAAATCCTTATTATATATTTGTAAAAAATAATCCTATGAAGTACTATATCATTATCCTATCCTTCTTCCTATACTCCTGTTCCAAAGAGGAGATTATACCTATAGTCAATCCTGTACAGACTACCATAAGCACCTATACCATTCCTATATCTGTTCAGGGTATATCTTCCAATGACTTATCCAATTCCATTAATGGGAGTGTATCTGGAACTACCTTATACTCTGTGGGTGGGGTTCTTCATCTTGTCATTACTCCCACGGATTTTGTTTATCCCAACGATATTCCTCCCTTACACTTTATCAATAAAAATAATTCCTGGGTATATGAATCTTCCTATATAGAAGGTTCAATGGGTGGTTGCAGGGATACCGAACTCTTTGATGATAATGGGACCATTGTATATGGGGATCAGGGTAAAGAACCTATGGGTCTTCCTTTTCCTTATGGTCATATCTATATGTCCAAGACCATTGGGGATAAACTTTCTTTTACACGTATATCCAATACCAAATCCTTTTACCATTCCATTTCCGTTGGGGACATTAATAAAGATGGACTCAAGGACATTATAGGTTTATCTATGGGTACTTACGGTTCTTGGGATAAACAGATTCATTCTTACATACAAAATACCAATGGAACCTTTACTGAAGATAGAAATATTATCTCCTATAATAATTGGATGGGTAACTATGGAGCTGGTTCTATTCTTATTTCTGATATCTTCCCTGTCGATGGATACCCTGAGATTATATGTGGGGATTATACCATTAATGAACCTGCTCCGTCCATTCGTTATAGTTTCGTTATATTCCAATATAGTACCATTACAAAGAAGTATGAGATGATTCATTCCCCCGGAGTTATGGGTTTCTCCTTAATGAATGTTGGAATTACGTCTATGAAGAGTTCCGATATGGATAATGATGGGGATAAGGATATCATTGTTGCTTATGAAGGTCGAAACATAAATGGCATTGAGATATGGAACAATGTTGATAATAAGTTTTCCCCCGGGATGAAAAAAGAATTCAATATCAACGATTTCCAGTTTAGAGAGTTCGATGTAATGGACATAGACAACGATGGGGATATAGATATTACCATTAACCCCGTCAATAAGATATCCAACCTTAAAAACAATATCCTTATCAATAATAAGAACTCCCTGGATTATGGGAAAGATATCATCATTTCTAGTAACCCAACCTATATGAAAGGTTTCAATATCAATGGCAAACTAATCTATATCGGAATCAAAGGGAATGTGGATAATACCATTCAAATAACCCAAATCAACCTAAACGGTCTCAACTGATTTGGCCTTTAACATTTTACCCTTCTTACTCTTACCTTTTACCTCAAGACCATCCTTGTAACATATGTTATATGCCCCAACAATATCCGCATCCCTCTCCTTGTCAAAATCATCACACTGAAAGTTAATACATCTGAATTTGGTCTTATCCTTATCATTTCTATTTAAAGGATTGGAATCCTTGCAAGTTGGACAAGTATTGGACGTGTCCTTCGGGTTTACCCATAAAATAGATATACCAAGTTCCTTGGCTTTGTATTCAATATAACCTTGTAGTTGATAATACGCCCAACTCTTTAAGAAATAGTCTTTGGTGTTTGTGGTGATTCCCGTAAGATCCTCCATCTTAATAACCCCCACATTGTATTGTTCACATATCCTAATTAACTCCCTGGTGATGGTGTGATTAATGGTTTGTGACCAATTACTTTCCTTTTCCTTTAAATTATTAAGAGCCTCCAATTTTCTTTTTCTACCGTGACCACCCTTGGAATATTTAAGAGTCTCTTGTAATGACTTCCTATGTTTAGAAAACTTCATACGGTCGTGTTGAATCTTAAGACCAATATTAATCTGAGATGGTTGGTGTTTTTCCCCATCAATATAAAATGTAACTGGACGATTTATACCAATATCAATCCCCATTACCTTATCGGAAATGGTTTCGGATATCTTATCGGGTTGGTTATATGTAAGCAACATAAAGAAATCATTATCCTTTATCTGAATACTACTATCACATAGAGTATATTCCCCCGAAATGATTCTATCAACAATAACCTTATTATTACTCCTATCTTTTCCAAATAATAAATTTAGTTTTATCTTTGAATCAAAACCACGCGGTACCGGATAATCAAAATAATATCTATCCCCATCCACATATATGACACTAGTACCCCCATCCTCATTCTTCTTGGACGAAAATGGAATACTAATATTGGTCTTTCTAAATGACGGAATGGACATCTTTCCATTCTTTATGTCATAAAAATTATTGGAAAGTGTTTTATATATGGCCTGATTGAAATTTGACCTAATTTGTGAAGGAATCTCAGAGTAAGGTACGGTTAATCTATAACCCGAATTTTGTATGGATGTTGTTAATTTCTCAGTTAATACTTTGATTGCTTCACCCTTGGTCATCGTCTCCATTAAATCTTCAATCTCATATAGATTGGTGACGTGATGTCTGATGATTCTGTTACCAACCTCAGATAAGGTGGATGCATCATTTTTTAAATGGTTGTAAATCTTCGTTCTCTCGGATGGAGTAGACCCAACCGCAATGAGCTTAATCTTTCTAGTCTTAACTGACATAACATATCTGTATTATATTGGAAATAGTTTTTTGTTCTTTAATTATTGTGTTTCAATGGAATATATGACCATTAAAGAATGTTGTATATATCTTTTTAATATGAGATTGTTGATTATACCTTTAAAAATTAGGGTTATTCACAAAATAATTACGTTTATGTTGTAAATACCTTTTTAATATGTAAGTTTCGAAACTCACTTACTCTCTTGTTGTATATACAATTAATTCAGAAAGGTGTGTTGTGTATACCTTTCAAATTAGAGGTGTTCACAACTCATTTTAAACTGTTTACATAAGGTCTCTGTTGTATATACCTATTAAATAAAGGGTATTCACAACCAGAAGTTTTTTGAATTACAATATTTGGGTATTGTTATTGTATATACCTAATTCACGAAAGGGTGTTATATATACCTTTAAAATTATATCTATTCAACTCAGCAAATCGATACTCGTTGTATATCAAACCTCCTATGTTACAGTTCGTTGTGAACAAATATTTTTAAAAAAATAAAAGGTATTGAGTGAGTGAGAACTTAATCTCCAGGTCAAAACCCATCCTGTTTATTCAGGATTCACTATGTGCCAAACAACTGGCACCACTCCATATAGGAGTGAAATAATATTTCCAATAATTCAATGAACTAATTTTCTGGTACAAATATATAACTTATATTTAATGTACCAAATATTTTTTTAATTTTTTTTTTAATTCCAATAGTCAAGTAAATTGACTCAATACGTTAATTGTTGTAGATTTATCATATAATATAATAATCCATCCCTACAAATTCATTCCATAGTGGGTGGTCGGCGTCTATTTCTTCTTGGTCAATTCTGCCATCACCATCCATTAGTCTAACCCTTCTTATAGGATCAAAACTTGTGGGGTTATATATAAGATAACCAACATATACCACTTCCCTTCCCTCAAAGTATATCCTTTTTTTATTCGTTAGGAACTTAAACTCTCTCATATCTTAAAACATTTCACTTGAACCACTTTGTCTTAAACGTTCAACTATATAATCAAGTTCCTCAATTTCCCTGGCATCGTGGAGTAATATATAGTTATTATATAGTCTACCGTATGAGTCGGTTCTATTTCTTACACAATAGTATTGAATGTTATCCCTGGTGAATGATGTGTGATTATTATTGGTATATCGTGAATAAGGTAGATGACCCATCATATCATTACGACATTGAATGAATGTTCTAACCCTCGGGGTGATAAGTGCACGTCTGATGGTTATTTCAACAGGTGCCGGTATTGTTTCAATATCATCCCTAAAGAACTTAAACTGTTTCATATCTTATTTCATTATACATATCCAAGGACATCGTGATATGACGGGTCTCCACTCTATCTGGTTGGTTTAGATATATATGATATAGTTCATATTCAATAGTCACCGTTTCCATTAAAGGTAAATTATTATCATTATGGGTTATGTTACTGATAATAATGGTTTTGTTCTCACCGACCATAGCAAAATGATATTGTTTCCCCACAGGACTTGTTTCATATCTTATTCTATTCAGAACAATATCATCGTAGTCATCATATCTAGATATGGTTGGAACCTCTTCAAGATAGTTCGGTTCGTTATTTGTTAAGAACTTAAATGTTTTCATATCTCATCGTGTTATTTCAATCCTATTTACTAATTCACTTGTTACCCCTCTATATGTGTAACCTCTCACTCCTTCGTTCACCACAACTACCCTATAATCAATCTCAATCATCTGAGGGATTATATAATCAATGGTTCTCCACATTAATATCCTCATAAAACCATTGATTGGAACATTCACATCTTCAAAAGAGGTATCATTATTTATAATATCCTGATTATGTATTTGTTTATATCTTAGCACGTGTATCAATACTTCATCCATATGATAACACTGATACATATTCTCCACCAATTTGGGGTTCTGAAAGAACTTAAATGATTTCATTTAATCCTTATTATTTTTTGGTTTAATTCCAATAAAAAGAAAGAATAAAGAAAATGGTAAACCTAATATCATCCACACATAAAAACTTACGAGTAATGATGAGTCTTGTTCTCTTGAAAATGATCCCGCACCGGATAATGCTAACACAAAAACAAATCCGGACCAATTTAATCTCTTAATATAATTTTTCATATTATTTATTCTCGTAAGTTAATGGTAAGTTATGTTCAATGCGTTCTTCATCTGTTGGTGTTCTTTCTTCATCACACATATAACAACGCATTTTTGTAAAGAACTTTGGATGTGTATGTGTCGGTCTCCAATCGTGTTCACCTTCATTCAAACAATCCGCCTTTTGGGGGTAATGATTGTAGATGATACCTGTTGTATAAACAAATGTCTTTCCGCAATCATCACACGTTTGTTGATAGGTCTCATCTTCACTATATCCATAACCATCTGTGTGGTCAACTTCTTGTGATTCATCACAATAAGGACAATCCATATAATCTGCCATAAATTTATTTGTTTTATATTACAAATATACAAAACTTATTTGGAATATCATTCAGTATTTATACTAAATTTTTTATTATAATGGGTTCATCACAGTGTGGACAATCTTTAAGTACCAATAGATTATTCATATAGAAACTCCATTTGGATACCGTTGGAATCTCCTTATCTAATAGTTTCCTGAATCCATCTTGATTATCCACCTCACCGTATATGTCATAGTACTTACCTTTGTATCTGGTAATGATATGATTACCGTTTGTGTAGGGAATACATCCTTTATACATCTTGGATAGTAAGATATGAAACTTATAACATCCGCCCTTGGAATAGATATGGTGAATGTACATATCAGTTTGGTTTAATTCTTCAATGAAGTCAGATATTCCCATTTTACTATTTTAACGATTAAACCACATCCTGTAATTGAATCTCTCCATTCCGCACAATACGGATCTTGACAATTACATCTAAAACAATATACCTTATCACCGTTGGAAGTTATTCCCTCGATATCCTTACCTTTAATTGGAAGTTCCATTGTCTTGTTGTTTATCTTTCCACTCAAATAAATGCCAAACAAATGGTGATTCTTGGTATGTACCAATATAGATCATATTCGTTTCGTCAAAAGGTTCTCCTGTTCCCACTACAGCAAACCACCTCGGTTCATCTTCCGCATTAGGATCAACCAACGCCCAGATCATTCCACGTTCTCTTTGCGATTGTACAGATAATATTTTTGCACCAATGGGCATTCTGATGGAACCTTCTTTAATCTCAAATTTCCATATTTGTTTATTCTCCATTGTCTTGTTGTTTAGATGTTTCCTCAAAATTTTCTTCACAAAATGCATTAAGTGACCCATCAATGTCTAATCTTCCTCCTCCCCAAAACCCGAGACTAAACCAACCATCGTTTTTGGTTCTAACATATATTAGTGTTCCACCACCTATTTCACCATCATCTTCAGCTTTAACAAAATAGTCGGTAGTCTCTCTGAATAACCAATCACACACACTTACTTCCTTTTTCCATACGGATAAGGTTTCTTGGTCAATTTCGTTATATGGAATAATTTCTTTTATTACAACTTCACTCCTTCGACTAAGTCTAATCTTACCATCATTGAATGAGTAATATGTCTTATTTAGGATTGGTATCATTGTTTTGTTGTTTAGATAGTACGAATATTTCACGTATTGCTTTACGATTAACTTCTTTCCAACGGTCCACGTTTTCTTTCAATAACTTCACATATTGTTTCACAATAAGAGGACAGTTTTTTAGTTCCTTTTCCGCTTCATCAACATCAAATTGATTTACTACCGGCATAAAAGGACCTTGTTGTTTTCTATTTCCCATCTTTAAGGTGTTCTTTCATTTGTTGTAATAACTTGGATAATACATCCACCTCATCAAAGGTTAGATATAGTCTGGTCTCTCTGATTGAACCTGATACTTCTTGTACACAAAGGACAACACCGTTATCAGTTTCGTTTGGTTGAACGATTGCAATCTGTTCGGTCTGTGTGTACATTCTTTGTTCGATGAATGGTTTCATATTATTTTTATTTATGGATGGGATTATTACAGTTACCTTTATGTGTTAATACCGAGGCGTTACCCCAAGGACCATAAAGATACTCACAACTATCTATTATAACAACGGTTAATGGTATACTACTAAACTCCACCGGTATTCTCTTTGGTATATTTAACGAGTCGGCAAGAGTGGAATCAGTTGTTGATTCACTCGGATATCCGACATTCGGTTCAAAACAAGATGTTAATCCTAATGATAGAATAATTAAAAGTTTTTTCATATCTCATTATCTTTAATATACAAATTAAATAATCAGAGTGCTTTATCCCTTTCCACTACCGGCCCATCCTCACCGGATAGACCAGGTGGGACTCGAACCCACATTCTCTCTAATTATTTTGTTGTCAGGACAGGATTCGAACCTGTATAGTGCCTTTCACTTGGTTACTCTTGTCGAAAAGAGACTGAGTTCTTCAGTGCGATACCATTCCGCTCACCTGACTTCCATTCTAGTAAGGCATCTCACCTCATAGGCTGTTCATAAACTTAGCTTAAGTAGAGTAGTCAGGACAGGATTCGAACCTGTAGGATAGGGCTTACCAAGAGCGACTCTGACTAACGTCCATTAACGTAATCGTTACCAATTCCGCCACCTGACTATATTCTATTCAATATGTGAAAATATATTTCCTAAAAAAGTAACTTCGTCCCATCCATTCATTTTATCATCGTGGATTAATTTAGTTAAATCTTCTTGAGGGTATTCATATTCTCTTGTAATATCTTCTGCGTAATAATGCCATCTATCATTAAAATAAATGAATTTTGAAATACCATTAACTGTCTGACCAATATCATAAACATCACCATTGAACAATTTCATCATAATTTTTATTTTTTTTTTAGTAGTCAGGACAGGATTCGAACCTGTAATGCTACCTTATGCGTCTGCCATTCCGCCACCTGACTATTTTTATAATTTTTGTTGTTTTAACCATACCCAATAAACGGATTCGTAATCCATAATACCAATATCGTGTGAAGGTAAATGTTCTTTTAAGATTGCTCGTTTTTCTTCAACAGATAATCTACCCCACCATCTAACAGATAATTCACGGTCTGTTAATTGTACTCCAATGTCCGATTTGATATTAATTAAGTTTTCCATAACATTTATTGTTTAACTGTTCGTAATCAGGGTGGGATTCGAACCCACAATAGTACCATACTCGCTTCGGATGCCTCCTACTACAACGGATTCGAACCGTATCTCCCGTGCCCGGGCGCTTTACCAATTTGCCACCTGATTATGTTCTTTAAAATAAGGGGACTAGTTCACTTTCATTTCACCCCTTTGTATGGAACTTTTTAATTATTTTATATCCACTTACCATCTTTACACCTGACAAACTATGGATGGTGTTTTATTATACTCCCTTTGACAAGAGTTCAGGATTTTCATCGGTCCTATATCATTTCATACCGATTACAATACAAATGTAAGAATAATTTTTTATATCACAAAATATTCTAAAAATTATTTATTCTCGAGGGTTCAAGGTTTGATTATAAACACTTAACTCCGATAACAATTCCTCTATACTCTGTTCATTAATCAAATACTCGTGTTCGTTATCTGTTATCACCGTTCCATATATATTGGTCGACATATTCTCAAAACTAATCTGATGGTATCTCCTTACCTCATCATATCTAGTTATGGTCCCGTCGGCAATCCATCCTATAGTCGTGTCACTAATATGCATAATGGCGTTGTGTTCATCACCACCTTCAGGAAGATTCAACATATAGATGTACGCGTTCCTTATCCTTCTATTATAATTCAATAGTTGGGTGAGGGTCTGATCATCATTCTTCTGAAAAAATTTAAACTTCCTCACGTCTTCTGTTTAATTCATTTTGGAAAACCATAATCCATTCCCTATTGGTTAATCCTTCATATGGATTCGGTATGGTTGTGTGTCCTGTACCAATAAGACAACACTGTATGTTCTGAATGTGTCTGGTGGTTAAATCTTTAATCTCCACCTCCGCACCATTCGACTTTCTCCACACAGTCGGGGGTTTCTTCTGAAAAAACTTAAATGATTTCATAATATATTATTCTAACAGGAAAATCAAAACTAATTTGGTCCATATATATTCTATCATCTTCATAGAAAGTTACACCATTGTTCACCATTGCTTCAATTGATAGGATAACAGGTATTCCTAATCTATTCGTAAAGAATTCCTCCATTGTTCCTTCATATTCTCTTTGTATCCATTCATCACTAAAAGCGTGAGTACCTCTCACCCAAGCAATTACTTTTACATATAACATATCACGATTGCCACCATCATCCCAATAACTAACTATTTGTTCGTTTTCTAATAGTGGAACCCGAGTTGGTTCTAGTGTCGGTTGACAATCTCCATTAAAGAATTTAAATGGTTTTATCATAATTTAATATAAATCTTCCGAGAATAATGTTATCTTTTCCTCTTTTATTTGTCCAGATTTGAATGCAATGATTGCACCTTCCTCTCTATCAACAAATCTATTATCACTTGTTAGAAACCCTTGGACGTTTTCACCCGATTCCGCATCTCTTAAACCCGTTATCGCCACCTTTTGATATAAACAATTAGGATGTCTCCAACCACAAAACACAATACCTTTATCAACATTATACGGACGAAACCCTCTCAGTTCTAATACCTCAGGCTTAAGTAGTGGTAATTCTTTGTACCATATCGCAGCACATAATATTGTTATCATCCCTTAAAAAATTTAAAGTCATTTAAATCTTTCTTTACCGGTACCTCAACTGTGTCCGTACGCATATATTCTCTAATGGCATCTTCAATTGTTTGTTCCACATCATTGTCGGTAAACATATTATGAAAAGTGTTTCTCACATATTCATAAATCATTTCGGTATAGTTATGTTCTTCTCTCATATTCTAAATTGCTTCACAGTCATATGACATTTCTTCTTCCACTTCCTCAATCATTGGTTGATTCTCCAACTCTTCAATGACTATGTTTATAGCTTCAGGATAATGACTGTGACCTTGGCTGAAATATATTCCGGCAAGTCCTAACACTTCATTATCAATGTAGTGACGATTCTTTCCTTTACCTCTTAGTATCTCGTGATCCATAGATACATCGTTCCAATCATCTAGAACACATTTGTGTCCACCTTTGTCTTTGTACATTAGTCTAACGATATTGTTATGACTAAATTTCTCGATAAATTCCCCTAGTTTCATATTATTTATAATTTATTTTAAAAAATACTGTGTAGACCAACCTTCCATTAGTTATGTTGTCTCCAAATGATTCCTTTATTGAATGTCGGATGTTTGATGGGTAAATGGTTAATCTATTATATACATTCTCCACATAGTCAACCTCCTCATTGTTATGATTATAGAACGCAGTTCCTGAATTTGGTGGTGGATTTGGTGTTAAGTATAGAACACCCGCAAAGTCGAATACCCCATCGGTGTGTATCGTATCGGACATATCTTCATTCAAAGTATAATGAAAATAACATCTTAGAAATGGATTATCAAACTTGGAGTCCAACCCAATTAGTTTCTCACGTACCAGTTCAGTTAGCACATCCCCAACCATACTAGTGTATAGACATCTGAATCCCCTCCATCCTGGTGAACCAGGTTCGGCTTTGGTATATGTCAACTCTAAAGCATCTTCCCTTATTTGGTCAGGGTTTGGTAAAAAGTTATCGATTATAATCATATTATTTATTTCTTTCTCCAATCAAATGGTTCGGGAGCTTTGGCTGCGGTTGCGGATATTTCCTCATCCATAGTCTTTGTTAGAACGGCAACATAAGAGTTACCTCTTTGTCTGGTTAATAAGGTATCAACCTCTTCCTCAGTATAGGATGGTTCAAGTTCCAACTCACCGTGTTTCCAAGATTTCCATATCTCAAAATCCTTTAACTGTTCTATTGTAATGTAGTTTTTCATTTTCTTATTTATTTTTAAATCTAAAATATATTGAATACCCAAACAATCGAATGCCTTGATATCCGTTTCTTCTTGAGAATAAACAATCCTCTAATCTCTTTACACTAAAGAAAAATAATCTATTGTTAATTTCCATATCTAAATCTTACCCATTCGATTGTCATTAAATCATTTAATATATCAAACCCCCAACCATCTTCATATTGTGCAACGTCATTATGTATTCTACCGTTGGGACCTGTGATTGATAATATAGTCACAATAAATCCATCTGGAAATTGATTTAGAAACGGATGGATACCATAACTATATTCGGTAAGGACATCGTATTCATATTGGTCTAAGTTCTCTATTCTCCCATATATCCACGACGCACCACTCCTTTCATCTTCCGCAAGTATAGATTCTGTAAAATCTTCCTGATTATTTTGTAGAAATTTAAAACTTCTTACCATACGTTTAATATTTTACTAATCATTAAACCAAAACAAATTGTCAGCGAAGTTGCAAGAAAGATAACACCGAAGATATCTTGATTAGTTTGAACGTACAATTTCATCTCTTGAAAAAACATCTTAATCTTCATCCACCACTTTGGATTTACTTTTGTTACTCTTGTTGTTTGAAATAATTTAATTTGATTACTTCTTTCCCTTTCAAATGATTCGTGTCTACGTCTTAAAATTTCTTCTTGAGATATCAAACTATTAAATCTTCTCATAATTCTGTCTTGACGTTCTTGATCTTCAATACGTTGTCTAGTGAGTCCATCATATAAATCTCGATTAGTGTGATATAACATTCTTCTACCCATATAACCTTCGGGCGTGTCGGAGTTAAACGATGCGGTTGCTCGAGTCTCACCATCTAAGACATCTAAACTTCCTTTAACTTCCTTCTGAAAAAATTTAAACTCTTTCATATTAAAATTTCTTTATTGCGTAATGAAGTTTGAATAAAAACTTATATAACCATTGCGGGTTTCTATAATGAAAGTGGCTATTCTTTCTTTTAGGATATGACCAATGATAACCAACCATCTGTTCAAATGAAAACTTCTTCCATCTCCATTTCATTTCCTCACGAAATGACATCATATAAATTTCACACATCAATTCATTATCATTATCGTAGTAGTCTTCATAATTGATTGTCTTAAAATAGAAAAGAGTATTTCCCATTTTACATAAACCAGAAAGATGAAGATCGTAATGACTGCTCACCCAAACAAAGTTTACTTCGTCATATGGTATGGTTGTTATAAGTTTCATTTTAATAATTTTTAATTAGTCCAAATAAAAAACTAATTTGTATCTTCCAACCTTGTCCCCATTCTAGATAAAGTAAACATTCTTGTCCATTGATTTCTAATAACGAAAACCAATTCCTGTTGTTTGCTTTGATGAAGACATCAAATAGTTCAACCCTTAGTCTCATAATATTATTTTATTTTAATTGATTTCTTACGGTCATAACTGCAAACCCTAATAGATTCAATCCTCTCCATAATGACGGTGAATTGACATCATCATTTTCATCTCCCAATTTAATTCCCCAAATGAAATCATAAGGTGAAGCCTCAACAATTACTCTATCACCTGTCGCAATAAGTTCTTCTTTCAACTCAGGGTTCTGTGTGAATTTAGCAAGATTTCCTTGATAAACAATTGAAAAACAATGTTGGTCCCAAATAGTTCTATCAAATCCTTTCACTAATTTACCTAACGCTTTTTGTTCCGCTGGAACCTCAGTCGCTAAAATTTGATTGGCCACATTCTCGTCACCAAATAACAATGCCTTTTTATACATCATATATTGTTCACAAGAACTAAACTTAACACCATCAATCTGAAATGATGACCTGTACCATTGGGAGTAAATCCCATTGTAAAAAAATACGTGTTTATTTGTTATTTTCATTTTTTAAAAATTACAACTGTAACATCACAGTCTTTTAATTCTGTTTGGATAATTTCTTTAATTCGATTCCAATCACCACCAGCAAGTCCCGCACCAATCTGAGGAAGACCAATGCGTTTACCTTTGAACGTATGGTTAATTTTTCTCATACACATAGTAAGTGCTTCATAATCAAGTGGTTTAGAAACACCATCAGTATGATTGGTACCATATTTGTATTGGGTGTACGAATTAACAACAACTAATTCGTGAGTAGCCCATTTACCTCCCTCATCGGGATATGATGTCCATCTTTTTTGGTCCTCATACCATTTTGTTTGATAATCAATTGTCCCAAGTTTATTGATATCTCCGCGATATTCGTTCCCCTCCATCTTGAAATCATTGCAACCAAACTCATTGGCCATCTGAGGTGCAATTCCTGCCCCCATTTGACATAGACAGTTACATCCGTGTGTAATCACATCAAACATTCCTTCTCTTGCGAGTGTAATTAAATTACCTTCAACTTCATTATACATTAGAATACATTTAATTGTTTAACGTTTGTTTTCTCTTCATATTCATCATCGGCAACATCTCTATAACTGTTCGTACAAAATGTACCATCGATATATTCATTCAACGTTTTAAATCCCGCACTGAAGATACCGTGAGTAACTACTAAGTATACTTTAGCGGTTGGTCTATTTTCTTTGATAACTTTAGCCAACTCAACAAAAGTCCTACCACCGTCACAAATGTCATCAACGATAACATAAATCAAATCTTTATGTTGGTCAAGTACAGGAATCTCGGTACGTAGAATATTTCCCGTTACCATATCTCTTACTTTTGTTGCTGTAATAATATTTTTGATGTCGAACTTCTTCGCCACATCATAAACTTTTTTATATGCACCCGCATCAGGTGAAACCAAAACAACTTTATCTTCCTCATTATCCACAATAAGATATGATAATGCGTCGTCAACTAAATCAAAGTTGTTAACTTTATTAAAGTTGTTCAAACAAGCTTCCAACACATCACTGTGTGGGTCTATAACAGTTACAGATGCGAAATTTTGACTGTTGATAATAGGACAAATAACTTGTTTCAAATAGTTTATTCCACCATTTTGAAACTTTCTATCACTACGTGAACCTAAAAAATATGGAACATACAAATGAATTCGTGCAGGACTAAGAATTTTCAATGCTTGATTTGCACATATGATAATTTCAAGGTCCTTAAAGTTATTAAGACGTGATTTAATCATTACAACTTTATCTAATAATCCATTATAATTTATAATGTCGACTGTCTGTTGACCATCAGGGAATGACGATATCTTGTATTTTATATCTGATTTCTCCGGATTAACTAAATTTAATACCATTTGATTATTTTTTTAAGTTTTTATACATCTCTTTTATTTTAGTATTTGATTTAGACCATACTGGTACTCGACCAACACCACTAATATAATAGTTAGATAGTAGGACCATTCTTGTTTTGGCGATAAATCTATGATCCTTGATTATTTTTGTTAGTTCAACAAAATCATCGTCAAAATCATACTCAGGTGAAATAATAGAATTATCGAACGGATTTAGTGAAAATTTTTTATGTGATTTAATGTAATCATCAACTAAATCATCTTTAATGAATTTACCATACACCATATTTGAGGTTATTTCTGGAATCACTATAACCATTACTAATATAATTAAAATTGTGCCCATAATTAATCCCAGCTAGTTGAAGATGAAGAATCGCTACTATCATAACTCGAAGACGAATCATAAGAACTGTCATTAGATGAATAGTCCGAAGAACTAGAACTACTGTCGTCCCAAGAGCCACCCGCACCACCACCAGAAAAATCACCACCACCAAATCCATCGTGGAAATTATCTGACTTAATATCAGAATCATTTAATGAATCACCAATCATCGCACCGGCCAAGTTACCTCCGACTAATGTTCCCATCAATGTGGAGTCTGTTGCTTGTGCAACTAACATAGAGGTTAAGAAATCATCATTATCATCATTTCTTTGTGGTGTGTGTGTATTAAATGTACGTTTTGACACAGAATCCACTTTCACTTTCACCTCAAATTTATTTTTTGATATTGGTGACGGTGGTATGTGTTTAAAATCTGGAATGGTATTTTTATTTTCCGATTCTTTAATACCGAATAATCTTTTAATGAAGTTAAACATAATGTTATTTTTTTAAACGTTCTCTAATTTCTGTTAATGTTGTTTGATTGTGGTACTCACCATCTTTGTAAATGGTTTTAAGTAATCCTTTCCATTCCAAATCCCAACTAACTTTATCGTTGAGAGTAATGTTACCAAGTGAATCTTTAGATACACATAATAATCCTGTTGCCGATTTCTTTGTGCCATCATCTGTGATTGGATCCTTAAAGATTTCACGACCAACACCTTCTAATTCAACATAAGTGGCTTTCATTGCAAAACCAAACGTATCTCTAGTGTTGAATTGGTATGTGAATGAACCGACTCCTAATACAACGTTGGTTGATGCAAATCCTTTTGATTCTAATTTTGAACAGATTTCTTCAGCTCTATCAATTGTAATTGAATCTCCATAGATTGCTCCGATGTGTGAGTCAAGAACTTTATAACCTTGTTCGTTAACTGTTCCACCAAAAACATCCCAAAGTAATTCGATAACTCCTTTTTGTTCTGGAGTACCTTGCCAATCTCTATCGATTTCATCTCTCGTTCCACATATAATATCAACGGGGTCACCCGAGTCAGGACGAATAACTAACTTACCATCACGAGCAAGAATTTCTTCTTTCAATGTAACGACGTGTTCAGTACATACTTTCCATAAGTTCCAAGTATCTGATACAACTGATAAAATACCTGTTGGATATGTTTCCAATAATCTACGGAATGTACCAACTTCATCATCGGCACCACCTGCACACATTACTGAGTGTTCAGTGGCATTAACACTACCACCAACAAAACCTTCTTCACCATAGAACTTTCTTGCTCCGTGAATTGTTGGTAATGAATCGGTACCACTAAACGATGTTAAGTGACCAAGGCCAGAACTGATTACAGCTTCAACTGAATCCATACCTCTCATTGAGAAGTCGTGTCCTTGCCAATCAATGAACCAACCTTTCTCCGCGTCGGTCTTCTCTTGCCATTTAGTCAACACCTTACGATATTGATGAGCAATAGTTGCTGATGTCATCGGTTTCCATAACAAGTTAGAAAGGATTGTCTCCAAGTAATTTGTTACCCAATAGAAATCAGGATGTGTATTGTATATTGTTAACACTGGTACTTTCATTGGAACCAATGTTCCTTCTTCGATACCTTTAACGTGAATTGGTAAGTAACCAAGGTCGTGTAATTTTTCGAAGTGAGTAACATCATAATCGGTACCTAAGTACATTGATAACTCACGTTTCATTTCACCACAAACTTCATCTTTTGGTTTAGAGAAGAATTCATTTTTGAATGCTTCGTGGATTTGAACCATAACCATTTGTTGACCAAATGAAACAACCTGTTCACAACCTTTCGGTGCGTACTTGTTACTTCTTGGTGTGAAGTTTGAATAAACTAAATTCGTACCAGGAGGGTACATTTGGTGGTGTGATGTTTTATAACCATCGGTTAATAATAGTGGATTCATAATTTTTATATTAAGTTATTATATTTTAGTATGTAAATGATTGAAAGGACGACCCCACCAATCCCCAATAATCTTGCAAAGAATTTACTTAAACCATTTCCACCATTAACATTTGCAACAGTGAAGAAAAGTGATAATGGTAATGTTACAATTGCCAATAGTAATCCGATAGTTTCCATATTATTTTTGTTTTATTGAATTTAATATCTGTCTAATCTCAACAACGATTTCTTCGAATGATTGAGTTTTATTTGTTCTTTGTTCTCCTTCGGTATTTCCGTTTTTGAATTTAACATAACCATACCAATAAGGACTTGAAATTCCCGAATTGTTAAAATATATACCGACGTTGGTAATGCAATTAGTTTGAAATGGGTCTAAAATTACCGATATATTTCTCGCCTCTTCTTCGGGTAAATTAAAATCTAATTGGTTCATATTATTTATCGTTTATTTCTTCAATTGAATCAATGATTAATCTATCCGATGGGTACTGAGCGACTAACTCAAACTTAACTTCAGTCACTTTCTTATGAAACCTAGTTACACAAGTACTATCAGGATTAATCGAATCGGCAATAACCTCAATTGATTTGGTTTCGGAACCGATAATTAAATAACCAGAGTATCTTTTCATTTTATTTATTTTTAAATTTATATTCGATTTAGTTGTCTACCTGCCGCGGATGGTGTGGACAAATAATCCTTATAACTCATAGCAATAGTGAATCCAGTTTCCTGGATTAAGAATTCAAAATGATTAAAACACATCTTCGTTACGATACAGTAATAACCTTTAAAAATAAATGACGAACCAATATCTAATCGACACTTATCTTTATATGGATTTCGTTGGAAGAACTTAAAAGGTTGCATCATAGTACTTCAGTTAATATTCTCCATTCTTTTAATAAATTACCATCAAATATAACCTCAACAGGAATGTTTTTCAACTTATCGACACTATCTACCTTCGCTTCTTTAAGAAGTTTTGAGACAAATCTAATTGACTCGTCAATGCTTTTAGTTCTATCCTTTTCCGTCCATTTAGTATACTCACTAGTAGTGACTAACTCTGGATCCCACGCTCCTTTAAAATCACTGACACCCCAAGAACCATCACCCAATGAAACGGTTATACCTATACAAACATCTTGATAACCTCCGTGACCAAATCTAACCGATTGGATTTTTCCTAATTTCTTTTCCATAATTTATTTATTTTATAGTTCAAATGTTGGTTTTAACCAAAGTTTAGTGTCTTTGAAGATATAATTCCTTAATCCTGGGTAATCATTTAAAGTTCTTAATGTTTGAATGGTGTCAAACTTAAAACATTTATAAAGTTCTTCCCTGATTCTCTCATCAGACACAACACCCATCTTTGTTTCATAATCATAGGTTCTAATTAAATCATCTATGTTTGATTCAATAAAGAAGTGTTTAGTGATGCAGAAACGAATCGCTCTCAATATCCTAAGTGGGTCATCGTTGAATGTAATTTCAGGATTAAGTGGTGTTCTAAGTACTCCCTTGTTTAAATGTTCTAACCCGTTAAAGTAGTCGATTAATGTTCCGTCTTCGTCTTTAGCAATTGCATTGACAGTGAAATCTCTACGTTCTAAATCATCATATAAAGACCCTGGTTTGATGATAGGTGTTCTTGTACCACTTACATATCCAACCTCCTTTCGAGCCATTACGAAGTCTGCAACACCTGTGTACTTGTGTTCTTTCGGAAACATCGCCCTAACAGTGAAACAATTGGCCGTTACAAGAAATATTGTGAACCCTTCTTTAGTTAGGTAATCAACCAAAACATTAAACATATCTTCCGCTTCTGTGTATTGTTCTAACAAATCACCACTCGGTACTGCAACGTAATCTACATCCTTGGATGTTAATCCAAGAAGTTCATCACGTACTTTTCCACCTACTTCGTAAAATTTAAAATCCATCACTTTAGTTTATTTTTCATATGCCTTTACTGACGGCAATCCACTATATTCACAATATAGTTCTTCTTTTTTTTCAATTATAAGACGTTTTATGTCGTCATCAAAATAAACACCATCAGATTCCATATCAGCAATAGTTCTGAACATTGCTCGGTAAATAATTTTCTGATCTTTAGTTTTAACTTTCTTAGTTGATTCACCGTCAAATAACTTTTGCATCATTACAAATAGAGCATCTCTACCATACTTCTTGGCGTTTGGGTCATATTGATAACCGTTTTTCTCCATACTACTAAATTCTTTATACATTAGTGTACCAAACACAACAAATAATGTTGATACGATGGTTGTTAGAATTATAATATCTAAATTCTCCATTTTTATTTTCTTTTTATGTTAAAAAAATTGACCAATCCCAAAATTGTCGGTGGCCATAATCCGATAAAGATTGCTTTGAATGGGTTGTTTTGAACAAGGTAAATGTACTCACTTACGAAAATACAAACCACACAAACTACTAAAATAAGAATTTCACTTATACTGAATTTTTTCATTTTGTTTTTTAATTTAAACTGTTAGGGTAATATAATAATGTCGGGTTTTTCTTTTGAATGTCGATATCTGGATACTCTTCTTTGAATTTCATAACATCAAATCTTTTAGTAATTAAATGGTGTCCGTTTTTGGTTGGGATAATTGCTTCGACCTTTGGACCAACGGTATACCCTGTTGGGATTCCCACTTTGTCAAACTCAACTTCCGTAATCGGTTTACAATTATATTCAATGTGTGCAACCATTAACGGTGATGGTGATGTCGTTCCATCGACATCAATAATCCATCTCTTCTCACTTGTTTTAATTTGACCTACGACCGAATCGAATAAACCTTTTTGATTGTGTTGTCCGTTCTGAATACGTTGAGCCAATAATACCATCATATTTAATGATACGTCAAAATGATTTTGTTTCTGAACGTGAATGTAGGCTCTCGCTTTAAACATCTCACATAGTTGTATAATTTCATCATATCTACGTTCTAAATGTTCAACACTTTCAATACAGTATGTTTTAATCGTCCTAACTGACTGATGATTATCTTTCTCACCCTCTGGTTGATCTTTTTTACGTTTGAAAACGTAGAGCATATAAAAATCTCCATCGTTGGAGAAATTTAATAGGGGTTTAATAAGTTCAATGTTATTTATCATCTTAGTGGTTCATCGTTAATTTTATATATTTGATATTGGTCGGCTTTGTCCTCATCTGCTCTACCCTTAATAAACTCTAAAGTATTTCTGGCATCCTGTATATCACCATAAAAAACGGTAGAATGAAAAGTGTAACAATTTAATTGGGTTTCTTTTTCATCCCATCTTCTTGCAATAACGTAATTGAATTGATCCATTATTTATTTGAGTTTATATAACACGTCCAACATATTCCATCTTTATCTTTGATGATTGATTGACACTTAGGACAAATCTCATCGTTTCTTTTCAACTTATTCTCCAACTCTGTTACTCTCTTTTCTAACTCCACAACTCTTGAAATTATATTATATTTTGAATCTAACTTTAAATCTCTATCACTCATCCTTTTAGTATGTGTTCTTGTCGGATTTACCTAAATGTACTCGACCTTTAATTGTTCCGTTAAAATTATCCTCTTCAATATTCTTATCAACAATCTTTGAAGTACTATTTTCACTTGTCATTTCTTGTAGTATCTTCTTTGTGATTGAATTTGCGTATTTCCTTTTATGTTTGGTATTATCCGCACCTAACAACGGAGCCTCAAATTCAATCTCCACTTCCAAACTAATTGTGTATTTGAATAACATATGATTATTTTAGTAGGGTTACTTCAACTCCTCTTAATTTAATTGGTTTTTCCTTTGGTCCAACAAGAATATCAATTCGTTTCTTATGTCTCTTGTTCATCACATCCTTAATAGTGTAAACACCATTATACTTTCCCGCTTTTCTGATTCTAACCTTCTGATTGAATTTCCATTTACGTTTTAAATCCCTGGATACCGCAATTATTTTATGTTTCTTTGGGTTTTTAACGTCTATTTTAAAACCAGATGCTGTGATGTTAGGACTCGAATCCGTCTCACCCGAACTAGGTGAATATGTTGTTAAAGTTACAACCTCTGTGTGGGTTACCACAGGTTCAACATACTTAACCTCGGTACTAAACTCACTGTTTCCCATCATCTTTGGTAATAGTGTCAATATCAGTAGTATATTTTTCATACACCAAAGATAATGTATATTCTAGAATATGCCAAATATTTTAAGAATTCTTTATTAGGACCTCGAAAGTACCCTGGGACGATGATCCCGCAAGGATTAAATAAAATATTTTAATTCCCCAATGCCAAGTAAATAAATCAGGTTCAGATGTAACAAACCAAAATATAAGATACCATAAACCGAATCCAACAACAAAGGATAAGACTAGTATTGTTATGTTCTTAATTAATTCCATATCTATCGTTGTTTACAGGTTTACCTTCCCAAGTAATGATTGGACAAGCTTTTTTATATACTGAATATATCATTCCACCAATGATTTGAGTGACTCCCCATTTAAAAGGATTTAACTTACCAAGACCCCTACCTATTGGTCCAAATATTTTATTACCGTATTTTTCAATTAACCAAACCCAAAAAAAGATGAAAGCAATAAACCCAATTGAAACCGCAACCAATGCTAATAATTGATACCACCCAATTTTATTACCCGTTGAGTAAATGAAATATATAACACTAATGCAACCTAATGGAAGAACTACCCATTTGAAAAATATGGTAACAAGTTCAGTTATCTTATTCCATCTTTCAACACTTTCTTTTTCTTTTCTATCTTCTTCGTCCCATTTCTTTCTGTATGCCTCCATTATTTCTTCGTTGGTCCTTGTGTCCTTCATCTCTTTTTTGATTCTTCTATTTTTTTCGATATTATCAAAAAATTTCGTAACCAATCCAACAATATGGACAAATAATAACAAAGGTGACAATGTTATAATTGCAACTAATGACCAGAAATACGGACATAATGTTTTTGGTGGAGTGTTTCCAACAACTTTACTGTAGATTTTAAAGTGCCAGCTGTTTTGATTTAATGTAACGTTCATAGTTTTTGTTTTATCGTTATTAAAATATAGGTATTTTTTTTGTTAATTAAAAATTATCCCACATAAAATTCCTCAACTAAATTATTACCTTTGAATTCTTTCCTAACTAAGTAACAATCGTTTTCCGAAGACCTTAAACTTTTTAATTTCCTCTCTGCTTGTTCAAGTGATTCACATTCAACTACTTCCTCACCTAATACAATTTCATACTTTGTTGTAATTTTCATTTTAATCTTTTAATGAACCCCACTGATGAACAAATGCACTTGCAATTCCATCAAAGGTTCTGTTACGAATTCTTTCTCTTTCTTTTGGGTCCTTGGATGCGGCCTCAGCGTACCATTTAGACATTCTTTTACCACTTTTGTATGTGATGAATTCACCTTTACTAACAATCTTGGTAGGTGTTAATAGTGGTAACCCTTTCAACCATAGACAAGTACTCTTACTTGCCTCGTGTCCAAATTGCCAAGGATGAACAACCTGGTCAGGTTTTCTCCATATAGTACTCATCACACCGATAGGGTTCTCAATTGCTATTCTTGGTATTGGTGCGTTTGCCAACGCCATAAAGAATTCGATACCTTCCTTTCTGTGTTGTTGTCTATCAGGGAATCTAGGGTGAGGTCTACGCTCCGATGTTGGTAGATGTCCATCTTCAGGATGATAAAACCATTTGTTACCTGTTACGGTTAAGTAGGTACAAGGAGGGTGAGCAATCATTAAGTCCCAACCTTGGTCTAATATGTCTAAGACATTCCCTTGGTAATGTTTACCAGGAGTTTCTGACGGTTCAAGATCACAAGATGTTGCATCGTGTCCCATTTTTGTGAACCAATCTCTAACTGTTCCACTGAATTCGCAAGCAATTAATACCTTCATAATTTATTTTAAATTTGACATATAATCGATATGTTTATTACACTCTTCAATTTTATTAGACATTAAATCTCTAACAATCTTCCCAAGCATACAATCATCCTCGGTCGTTAATATGACCGAGGATGGTATTGTTATTGACTTCTTAGCATCCTCTGACATTTGGATACTTTGTTTTTTGTAGATTTCTCTTTCAATATTCTTTCCCATATTAATCTACTTTGTGGAATGTCATTTCTTCAACGGGATAACAATTACGTAAAGCTAAAACGAATGTTTTTAAATGATTGATACAATCATTATCAGCTCTCAGTACTGCCTCTGTTAAATTGTTATTCACTATTGATTGAACAAAGTCTCCACCTTGCCAACCCACATTGTCTCTCGTTTTCATTATAGAAACTATAATGTCTACAATGTGATTACTCGCTTGAATGTTGTACCTCTTCAAGAAATTTTCTGCCGCCGGATAATAAAGTTCTTCTAACATATTAAATTGATTTATATAAACGTTTGTGATTATAAAGTGCCACTGGATTTTCTTCTGCGATTAATCCATATTCGTTTCTTACCTTATCGTAGATAGATTCGGTATCTTCGTTGATGTGTTTTGCGATGATATTAACAAACCCATAGTTAGATTCATCAACAACTTCTTGTGGTGTTCCAGGTAAACCACAGTAACTCGCCTCACCAACTTCACTGATGAACATTCCACTGTAGAAACCCTTCAATCCAAAACTATCAACGAACTTATCAGCATTACACCAAATGAATACTGAATTGTCTTTTTCCAATAACAATGGAACCATTGTGTTATCAATGATGTAGGATGCTCCCCATCTATTACCTGAACTTGGGTCGTTGAATTGTCCAACCGCAAATAAACCACCTGGACTACCGTGTCCCATCATCATTACTCTATCGTGTTCTCCGATAAGTTTTCTTACTTCATCTTTGGTGATACCACCTGTAATGACTGTTTTGTTTGGGATGGACTCATAAACAATATCCAAAAAGGATGTACTCGGGTCCGACGGATGTATAATTAATGTTTTCATATGACAAAGATATAACTTTTTTAGAATATGCCAAAATATTCTAATTAATTTTAGAATTTATTTTTTCTACTATTTTTTCGTAATTTTCGATATAACCGTCTTCGAATTTAGAACGGTCATTAAAGGTGTTGATTGAGTGAATGATAGTTGTATGGTCTCTACCGTTTAAAAACTCGCCAATGGACACTAAACTGTAATTAAACTCACTTCTCATTACCTTACAGAATACGTGACGAGCATCGGAAACTTCACGCTTGTTATATTTGCGTATAATGTCCTCAGCTGAAATGGAATGATGTTCCCCAACTATCTGTAGAACTTCTGTGGGGGTGATTTTGTTTCTTCTGAATTTTTTACTTCTTTCGGGGAGATCTTCTTTTTTAATACCAGGGAAAACATAGGGGCTGATTATTCCTTTCATATTTTGTTATTTTAAACAAACATACGAATATACTAAATAACCACCAAATATTTCTAGTATTTTCCTGTAAAATATATGTAAACCACTTCTGGAATCTTAGTACATACGGTTTCGTTACCTTGACCATCAGTGCAAGGGATTGATGGTAAGTCTTTTATATACTTACGTAGTTCTCTAGGTCCTTTCTTTAACCTATTAACCACACTTTCCCTCGAATATAATTTATCAGAATCGTAGTGTTCTTTAATTAATGAGGTAAATTGAGATTCGGATATTACTATTTTCATACTAATAAATATCCGAATCTTTATTCTTTTTACTATCTTTCATTTCTGAAATCAAATGAACTTGATGTGGCAGTGGGTATATCCATTTCGTCACTTTCCCACCCTGCTATGGTTTCATTTTGAGTCTCTGACACCATTTCTTCATCAACATAAGCCTCAACTAATCTACGAATTTCCATCGGTTCTTGCATCACCTCTTCTCGTGGTTCTTGAACTTCCTCTTCTACATTTCTTTCAATACCTCTTCTGATACGATTAACTCGTTCTTCCGATTGGGGTTCCGCCAAATCTATTGGTTGCATAATTTTATACCCACCGAACTTAGCAAGGAATTTATCCTCAGCGATTCTATCTTCATCAGACAGAAGAAAACGATTTGTTTTGGCTTTCTCCAACGACTCAACTCGAATAACTCTCAATAGTTCGTCAGGTAATTCACTTTGTAATGAATCAATACGACTATCCTTTTGGTTCCACCAAGAAAACTCTGGGTCATTCTTATCTAGTGAACGGAAACTTGCTACCTTATATCCTGTCTTCTTATTTAAACAATAAATCAATACACCTCTAGACGCATATTTTGTAAAATATTCAGGATTACTTTCGGTAGTTGTACACCATTTAGTATTTGAACCATACTTTTTAGAAGCATTGAATGTTAAAGGTCTAACGAATAACCATTCATCGTCTTCGTATACTACCTTAACTTGTTTCTCCAAATCTTTACCTTGAGCAATAATGTCAGCAATACTAACGGAGTTATTTATCTCATCGAAAGATTGGTAGGTTGATACATCATTTTGTTTAATTAAACCTCTCTCATTGTACTCACAAAACTTTTGAAAAGTTTTAAGATCGGACGAATTAAACATATTATCTACTATACGATAGAACAATACCAATTGTAACTCAGAAAAATTATCTAAATCACTTTTACTAATACCATATTCCGCTTGTAAAAAATCTTTAACTTCATTACAATGATCTGAAATGTTAGGAGTTTTTTTCATTATCCTCAATAACGTTTCAGCGTATTTTGTTTTCTTACCTGGACAGAATAAAGAAAACAATTCAAACATATTAAGATTAAATTCTGGATTAATCTTTAGTTCTTTTGTTCTAGACATAACAATAGTTTTTTTATTAATATATAATTTTATTTTAACAATTCCAAATTTCTGAAATAATCTTTGATTGAAAGTTTGTTCCAATCAGTCTTATTTGAATTCCTACTTGATGGTGCAAAGAATTTGTCGACGGCATTAATGTAGAAAGAATGTTCCCCTTGATTAAATATTTCATAATGTTCGGGGGTTAATAAACGTTTGATGTTTAATTGTTCCAAGGCCAAATTATCAAATGAAACGATATCTTTTGTATCAATCACTTTTTTAATCCACCAATACCATTGTTGTAAGTTAGTTTTAACATCCTCACTATAATATTCAACACCGAATCCAAATGTTTTGTATCCTAAGACTAAAACTTTTCTAAATGGAATATTAACCACGTCATCTACATCATCAATACCCGCAATCACGTGAGCAACCACTCTCGGATGATTATAGAAATATTCGTCAATCTTTAATTGGTAGTCTTTACGATATGAAATCCCAAGACCCGCAACTAATTTCTCATCTAACATATGTTTTAACAATTCACTATGTTTGTTAATATGTAATTGATTAACTGTGAGGTTACAAACATATTGTTTGTTAAACGCCCAATTTAAAAATTCATACAAACCTGTTGTGATGTTATTGGCACCAATGGCAAGCTCGATACCTTTTGGTAACCCACCAAGTTTATCTTTTAAATCTTCGTAATCACATTCGGTACCATCAGTTCTTGCCGATTCGTGACAGAAAGAACATACCGCCTTTCCTGTAGTCGGATTATAACCCAACGAACAAGCAGTGCTAACTCGGATGTCGATGTTCAAAGGGTATTCCAATTGAAGTGTGTCTTCAAATGAAATTACCCTAGTCCCATCGTGGTGTAATTCTACCGTACTATTACCATTTTGGTATTGTATCATTATAATTCTTTTAATGTGAATTTAACTGTCTTGATAAGACCTGGGATCGACATATATCTTTCTGTGATTATTTTACGACGTTCGTCCCAACTAATACCTTCAAGTAATCCTAACTCTTTCAAATCGTTATCAACTTCGTGAAATCTATCATCTTTTTCTTTTGATAACCTAATTTCACCTGTTGAGTAATCTTGGTCCACCCTATAACCCATTTCAAAATATTTTTCTCTATTTCTAGATATTTTCCAAAAAATACTATCGTCAGTTATGAACGTACCATCATCCATCATAACGGAATCTCCAATGATAGAACTAATCCCATCCCCAAGTTCTTCATCGTTAGGTTTATCAAGATACTTAGTCGTGGTTTTTAAACCCTCAATTGACAACTCGTATTTGTATACTGGTTGAATCATTTTACCGTCACGAATTTCGGGTACGTGATAGAATGTTGGGTCGGGGGAACTATTATCGTTACCACCAAACAACCAAGAGTTCTTATTAAAAATAAAGTTTCTCAACTCTTCTTTAGATTTTGGAACGATACCGTATGAATCGTGATCTATGTATCCATCATTAAGCCCAACGAATACAACATCAGTTGCTCCCGTTTGTTCCATAATAACTTCCTTCAAAACATCCAATTGATAATCATCATTGGCAAATGATTGAGCCGAGTAACTCGCTTTACTCCCCGCATCATTATGTTTAAACCATTCCCAACCGTATTCATCACCCTCAATTCTGATGACACCATTTTGGTCAGGGTAAATTGTATCGAGAACAAATTCCTTGTCCTCAGTTGCAATTGCAATGGAGTGTGAAGATGAACTGTTAGTTTCAAATACTCCTTTTCTGATTAATTGTTTCATTGTTTATTTTTAAAGATTACACATTCTTCGAGTGTTCCTGAAAATAGTTCAGTACCATTTGAATTATTAATCACGATATGTCCTCGACCTAATACCGCATATATTGAAAACTTATTCATCAATGACAACTAGTGGTACTCCTGATAGGTTTTCATCAACCCAACTCTTTGCTTGTTGGTATGTGTTGAAAAACATTACGACGTCATCTCTCCAACCACTGGTAAATGAAATTGATACCTTTGGTTTACGAAACAATTGTGAATCTCGAACAATGAAGTCTTTCAACTCATCACCTGAATAGGTACTGTAATAACGATTCAGGTATAACCAATATGGATTAGTTTTAGACAACACAATATTGGTAAATGGTAATTTACTTATCTTTTCGGGTTGAAATATATATCCTTCCATTAACTTCTCCTTGAAAATTGTAACAGATACGACTTGGTCTTTATTTATTAACTTCATACTAATAAAATTTTCTCATTACTTCAATTACATCCCACGCATCTTCAAGTGCATTATGGGTAACAATACCAGTAACTCCAGCACGTTCTTTACACTGTGTTAAGTTTGGTAATGATGTGTCGTTCTTCCAATCAACCATTAAAATTGCGGGGTCTAAAACTCTCTGACGAGTACGAATTAACTTTTTCCACCAAGGTAATTGTTGTAGGAATAATTTATCAAATGTTCCAAAGTTCTTACCTGCAACATTGATAGTAATTGGTTTGGTAGAACTATTAATTGATGGTAACCATTTACCATCTTGAACTTTACCATAATGCCCACTATTCATTAAACCATAACCCAAACCATTTGTCTCTAACCAATAGTAAAACTGTTTAACCACATCATCTGATTCATAGAAACTATAATCGGAGTGTGTTTGAAAGTTTTGTCTTGTCTCATCATCACCTTCAAGATAATCACCAATCATTGAAATGATTTCTTTGTTCATCGTAATTGCCCGTGGTGAACCAACGATTTCATTCTGAAGAACAATTGCATTGAACTTAGGACATTCTTCGTATGGTAATTTCTTTTCAGTATCTTCGATGATTGCACCGATAGATAATACTTTGTTTTTCTCGTGGTCAAGACCACTGGTTTCAATATCAACGCTGACGTACACCATAATTTTTTTATTTAATATTTGTTTTGAGTTGGTTCAGGTGCAATATTCTCTTCGTGATGGTTCTTCGATGTTCCTTGAGTAGTGATTGTTTCTCCCGTTGTGGTAAAATAATGAGTTTCTAAACCATCGTGAAAACGATATACTTTAATACCGTCTTTCTCAAACAGATAAGTTACCTTATATTCATCATTATTTGTGTCAGTTTTCTCAATACCGTCACCCATACAAGATGATAATGTAACCACAATACCTAAGATTGATAACATTTTTTTCATAGTCCTAATTTATTAAGTTGTTTAATTGTATCTTCAGTTGAAGTATGTAAAATACCTATACCTCCCGCCTCAATCCATCCGTTAACATTGTCATCCCTATCGTCGATAAGAATGTTATTAGGACCCGCAAAATCTTTCTTGTGTTTAGCACTTCTTAGAATAAGATGTACTCCAGGTAGTTCTCTTTCTACCCAATGGTTTTTGGCAATTCTTGACTCAACTTGTCTAGATGGTGCAGACAATAGTTCAGGTTTATATTTTTCAATATAAGACCACAACTCTTTACCATCTTTCATCCACTCAAGGTTATTCCAAAAGTCGTAACCTGCAGCATTGATTGGATCCCAAAAATCGGTGTCACTTCTATGTGAACCATCTAATACGTGACCAGTAAGTTCTAGATACCCTTTATCGAAGTCGACTAGTACCCCATCCATATCACAATATATTTTATACTCTACCATAATATATGTTTTGAGTACAAATATATAATATTAATTTGAATATACAAAAAAACCCCAAAAAAAATTTGGGGTTTATTAGAAAATAATTGAAATATCTTTATTTTGTTTTAGCAATAACCGTTGGGTTATCACTTTTTGCGTTGTCTATAACGTAGTATTCACCGTTCTCGTCTTGACCGATTGTCAATTCGTGGTAATCTGCTCCAGGTAGTTCTTCAGGTTGAATTTTAGTATCAAAATCGTCAAATTCTTGTTGTTCCTTTAGGATTCCCTCAACAATTCTAGTTATATCGTTCTGTTTTAATTTAATAACTTTAGCCATAGTATCTTTTATATATAAATATCAGGTTATTTGATTAAGATTTCTTACGATGTAAACCTTTCTTTTGATTTAGTTTACGGGTGGCTTTGGCCATTTTCTCCCTATTTTTTTGTTTCTTTTCTCTGTTTGTCATATTCTTAAATATAACAAAAATTAAAAAAGGGACACCTTTCGATGTCCCCTAGTTTTCAAGGATTTATATCTTATTTCATACCTTTATACAATTGGGGTGCGGTACCATAAACTGGTAACTTACCATCCCATTTGTTAATCCATTCCAATTGTAATAACATCGGTGTGATTGTACGTTGTTTTAAACTATTTGCCTCAGCTTCAGCCTTAGCCGCTGTTAACATTGCCTGAGCGTTACCATTGGCAGTTGCCACTTTAATCTTAGCTTGAGCTTCTGCGGTTTTCACTTCATTCTCAGCTCTTAATGCCGCCTGAACCGCGTTGTTCTTAGCCTCAATAGATTTCTTAAATGTCTCAGGGTAAATCAAATTAGATGTAAACTGATTGATTACGAATCCTTCTTTCAATAATTGACCGTCCAATAATCTACGAACCTCAATTTCGAACACCGCTCTGTTACTAATTAATTCATCTGCGGTATATTTGTTAGTTGCCAATCTGAATGCATCGTACACCGCTGTCTTTAAGAATCCTTCTTCAATATCTTCTAATGGTCTACGATACTTACTAAAAATTGAAGGTACTTTATCTCTTTGAACAGAGTAGTTCATAATAGGTGACACGTTGAATTCTGAACCATCTTTACTGTTCACAATAAATGAATTCTCACCCTTATATTCTTTATGTTGAATAAACGTAGGGAATTCATAAATTGCAGTTGTAAGTGGGTTATAGAATACCATACCAGTAACTGCTACCACATCATCAACACCTTTATTATCACCATACTGATTTACTTTAACACCTACGTGTCCTGCATCAATTCTCTCACAAGAGAAGAATAAAAAAGTTACTGTAAAAAATAACCCGATTCCGATTAAAATGTTTCTCATAATTTGTTTTCTTTTTTGTTGTTGTTCTTGATTAAATTCTGTTTCTAATTTATTAAGTTCTTCGTCAGTTCTACGATTACCGTATCTATCGAAACGATGATCGTATCTATTAAATGTTCTCCCCATATTATTTCTTTTTTGTTTTTACTTTTGGTTCTTCCACTTTTGTCTTAACTGACTTCTTTTTATATGTTCTTTTCTTTTTAACAATTTCTTCCTGTGGAACATAATCATACTCAGTTTCTCCTGGAGGAATTACCTCACCTTTCTCAGATAAAAATTCAAACAAATCTTTCCATTGTATGAAATGATAAATAAATAAGACGGTAAAGATACCGATTAATGCTGACAAGATGTTTAGGTATGTGTCGGCAGATGTTAGTCCTGGAAATACGACATAATCGAATATGACAACACATCCGAATATCACTCCGACAACAGCCAAGATTCTTTTGTCGAATACTTTTTTTAAAATTTCAATCATTTTGTTTTTGGTATTAATAAGTTTAATAAATGGTCGAGTTTGAAGTTCAAATAAAATAAATCTTAAATGAGTTTTAAGGATTGAGAACTGACTTTTGACTATTTGAGTTTATAAGTGTTGAGTACCTTATCTTAATCTGTTTATCGATAGTAGTTTATCATATTGTTGTCTATAACCATACGGTTATTGATTTATGATATTATCCCTTCTCCCTCGACCAAGGTCTTTAGTCTTCGATGATGGTGTTATGATTCCACTGATCCAATTCGTCTTGAATCATTTCAATTCTAACCTCCATATCTTTAACCATTTTATCTCTTTCAACAACGTTGATTTCAGCGTGTTTAACGATTTGATTATCACTATCCCAACGAGACTGTACTTTACCACTTTGACAATTCAAAGATTTCAAATACTTTACTTGGTTTTTAGTTTCCGCCAATCTAAAGATTTGTTCATATTTTGGACCGTTTGCTAAATGGATTTTGGCTTTCAATGTAACTAACTCTTCAGATAGTTCCATCCACTTAGCCATTGCCACTACTGCAGAATATGGTCTTGGGTTACCTTCTTCGGTAACATTATACTGAGAAACTTTACTCCATTCCTCAGCCATTAATCCAACGAGTTTATTCTTTCGTTTTAATGCTTGTTTAATGTTCATATAATTGTTTTATTAATTTTAAAAAAATATAACTAAAATTTTCCGAATAAAAAAATATTATCCAACAATTCCTTTAATGTCGTCTACGTGATGATCTAACGGACCTAATTCAGAACCAATTACTACCTTCTTCATTGGGTTAATAACTTCACGATGTAAATCGTATGGTCTAAATTCTGGATGGCCGTCCATACCTACATCCATTCGTCTACCGTTGGTAATCTTTTGTGAATGTGGTAAGTGACAATGTCCGTGTAACATAATTC